CGAGCATCGCCGCACACCCGAGCATCGCCGCACACCCGAGCATCGCCGCACACCCGAGCATCGCCGCACACCCAAGCATCGCCGCACACCAGAGCATTGCCGTACACCCAAGCATCGCCGTCATGATCAAGGTTTTCTTCCTTCTCTATGTATCCTCCCAGTTCTCCGGCTTCCACGTCACCGAACTCAACCAGAGCTTTGATCCGAAACAGCTTTGTCCCGGAAATATTTGTCACAAATTCACTTGTAAGTTCAAATTTCTTCACTTTACAAAATCCTCACTTTCCTTTAAAATAAAGTTGATTTTTTAAATATGCGTCCTAGAGGTTGCCGCCTCTTATGGGCGCTTTTTTGTTCTGTAGACATCAAAGTTTTCTTGATTACCTATGCTTCCCCATGATGTGATCCGATCGTTTTTTGTAATTACAACTGCGTTTACATAATCCTGATCGTATTTCAGACACCATTCTTCGAGCAGATCTAGGATGCAGTTCATTTCTTCTTCGGCGTCTTTCTTTGCCTCTCTGTCCATTTCTTTGTACATTTCTTTGTTCGCCTCCTTAAATCGGTCCTGCCTGCAAGATATAAATGATTACAGCCATGACAACAATGATGATCCATTGCGCGGTAATTATTATTTGTTCATCACTTATTTTATTTTTCTTTTTTTTCATTGCTTCAATAACCGGAGTGTTCGTTGTGTGCTCAAATTTAAGTACATCAATTTTGCACTTCGTCGGTTTTGTTTCCCGCATACTTTCTTTCACCCTTTCTTATTCTTCTAAACTTATCCACATTCTTAATATTTCCCGTTCTCTTATTAATAATTTTCAAATAAAAATCCGTTTCTTGGACAAGCGCCCAATTTTCAGCATTCAAGTGATGCGCGGATAAGCATTCCTTTTGCTGTCTCGTTAATTTCTTTGGCTGCTTCATATTTTCTTTTCACCTCTTTGCTTTCTCAATGTCTCTTCTTACCCGAAAAGCATTTGCATTTGACAACAGAACTGCCCTGTCCTCTTTCGGAAGAACTAATAATGTAGAAATAAATTCTTTGATTTCTTCCTGTTCTTCTTTTGGTATTGCCATTTCTAATACATCTCCTGCCATTTTTAACACCTCTTCTCTAAAGTATTTCCCTTTAAAAACTGATTCACAAAATATATCTGTCCTTTTCCAGTAACCTTAGTTGTTTTTGTAATTCTCACGCTTCCGTCCGGATTCTGAACATTACTTTCCTTAATTTCAAACAATCCTTGTTCCACATACCGTTGCATTGGCATATTTCTGGATGAACCGCTTTTAATAAGGAAGTTATTCTGTCGCATCCACTCGAATAATCGTTTTTGTCCGATTTGCACACCATTCTGACAAATCAACTTTGCCAAGTCTCCGATAAGAATTGATGTGTGGCTTGTGCTGACTGCATCTGCAAAGATTGTTTTCGGCTTGTCCTGTTCGATCTTCTGCTTTTGCTGTTCGATGATTTTGTCACGCTCTGCAAGCTTTCTTTGAGCAACCAGAACCGCTTTTTCGAGAAGTTCTTCGTCTGAAAGATTTTCTTGTCCCGATATGTAACCTCCGTTCTTTCGGATAGACGGTAGGACTTCATCAAACACCCATGTCTCAAAACGTTCTGCTGATTCCAATTTACTGTGAGTGATTAGACGGTACATATCGCCCTCTGGAATCATTTTCATCTCCTGTTTCCCACCTTCTGTAAGGTAGCGACGTTTCAACGCCCCCTTACAATGTCTTGCAACTGCATCTTTTGGCGCGACATACCCTAGTGCTCTCGCCACATCATTTGCAACAAAATATGGCTTTCCGTCAATCTCCACGGTTCTTACTTGTCCGAATTCTTCATTATTAAAAATCTTCAATTCGTTCATTTGTTTCAAGCTTTCTCCTTTCCTCTTTTAATGCCTTAATCTCTTTCATCTTTTCTCCAAGTTCTATCGCCATTTCTATAAATTCATCTGAAAATTGACAACTTGGTTCTCTTGCTGATACTGTTTGCGTATCAAGATTTACTTTAATAAGTTCATTCATGTTTTCACCCACCCTTCTCTCTTCGTGAGTTTAATATATCACATAGCGATTATAAATGCAAGATAAAATATTGACTTTGTGAGTTTTTTTTGATATATTGAATTTAGACAGGAGGTGAGTTGATGAAAAATAGAATTAAACAAATTAGAAAAGAAAAGAATCTTACGCAAGTAGAGTTTGGCGAACACATAGGCGTAAAAGGAAATACGGTAACAAATTATGAAACCGGATTGAGAAACCCCACAGACGCAGTTATTCTTTCCATATGTAGAGAATTTAACGTCAATGAAGATTGGCTAAGAAATGGAACTGGTAAAATGTATAAAGAAAGAGACGGTTCGTTTTCAGAATTGCTTGTAGAATTAGAAGACTCTGATGATGATTTTATTAAAAGTTTGATTACTGTATATATGGGATTGGACAAAGATAGTAAGAGTGCATTAAGAAAGATCGCCAAGGGTATGGCGGAAAAATATAAAAGCCGGGAGAATTAAATTTCTTCCGACTTTTTCTCTTTATGCTTCTTATATCTAGCAAGAACATAAAAATAGATTTTCATTATGTAATCTTCACAATCAATCTCATTAACCATCTCAATAATTTTCTCTTTGTACTCCACAATAACCCTCCTTTTGCAAAACCCTCTATTTTTATATAACAGGAATCGCTCAATTTCAGGAATGTGAATTCCCTTTATATCCTGTATTTCACGAATTTTTTGTGAAATTTGACCATTTGATTAAAAAATGATAGAATTATTTGCGGTTAGGGGATGCCTTGTGGTGTGGTCATCCCCATAGCCAGAACTTGAAGCGTCCTATTGAACAGGACAGTTCATAGTTTATCATTTATTATATACAAAAAGAATACCACGAAAGGGAAAACAATGAACAAAAGTAACAATGAAATGACGGATAAGCAAATGTCTTTGATGGATAATTTTCGGCAAAACTTTAATTTGTATATCAAAGATATGACGTTAAGCGAATTAGCAGAAAAAGCCGATATACCATTTTCTACCCTACGAGGCATGATTTACGAAAACGGTGCAGATTGTAAACTGTCAAATGCAGTAAAACTAGCAAAAGTATTTCATGTAAGTGTCGATGAATTATTTGATGCCGGAACTATGGAAAAAACAACTACTGATTGCTTGAGTATTTGCAGAGAGCTTCCAGAAAACTCACGATATTTAATCAGATGGTTTATAAGACATCAAAAAACATTACGCGCAAGAACCCCTCACAAAAAATCAATAGGAGTTATGAAACCTAAATATAAAAACGGTCATCTAGTTCCATCTAATGATTTTTTCTCAATAAATATCAGCGAATTTTCCGACAATCTAAAAGCCAAAGTATTTTTGGGAATCCAAGTTAATTGTGAAGATTTTATGCCCCATTATTCTCCGTATGATATCCTTTTGCTTGCGAACGACAGAAAACCATACGAAACAGAAAAGTGCGTTTTTCTTTACTATGGGAAAATGATGATCGGAATAAGAAAGGAAGAAGAGAATAGTGTTAAATATTATGGAATTCGCAATAGAAATGCCATTATAAACGAACCCGACATTGATGAGTTAATGGGATACATTGTCGAAACTACCACTGTTTAATATTATAGGCGGGGGATGCCCCGCCTATTGATTATGCAATTTCAAAATAATGTCCGATCAAATCTATGATATCATTTTGCAATGCATTTCCTGAGTCTCTCGTGCATTTGTACACAATCTCATTTTGAATATAATATTTATCTTTGTAACATTGCATGTTTTTTCTCCACGGGATAGGATCATCTTTTGTTCCACTGTGTTCCTCATCCACAATTTCGTACAAACTTTCCGTTCCAGTTCCGGGCAAACAATGCGCCTGAATCGTGAGGTTATCTTGATTTACGGAATAGAGTTCGTTTTCGTAAACAAACCTGAATCCTTTTTTCACCGTTTGTCCAACGATTTCACTAAATGTAGGGTGTAGCCACTTATAACGAATTGCTTCATATTTTGTGAGATTATAAGTGTTAATTTCTTTTGTAATTCTCACCGTCATAAGCTCCATCGCAAGATCGTTTTTTGTAGGGATGTATGGAGTTTCAAAAATTTCCTGATATTCCTGAACCCTCAAAATATGTTTCGGAATCATTTCTCCGGCAAGTGTTTGGCTTTCTTCAACAACTTTATAGGAGGTGACAATTTCAAATCCTTCCTTGTATTCCAAATTGTCTTCTATTAATATCGGCAAATAACCGCTATTAAGATAATCTGTTTCATCAGGAGATACAATCTGTTTGTCATCAACACGTAATACGGAAGGTGCATGTATCAATATTCCGTTTTCTAATTTTCCAAAACTTGTATTCATATTTTCTCATTTATTCTAGTTATTTATGATTATTCTAATTGATGTTACATCGCTGTATAAAGTCTTTGTCTCCCCGTTTTTGTCTGTGTACATAACGTACCCTCTCCCATACCATACAGTATCTCTAGTGGATCTTAAGTTGACCCTATAATTCCCATTTAATCCGATTGTTGTTGCAATGCTTTGAGTTATTCGCTCTCCACCAACTATAAATCCGGAATCGCCCATTTGTTCCCAACCCTTACTATCAGTGACAATTAACCCATGTTCTTTTATTGATCCAGCAGGAATCATTCTTCTTACAACAAAAGCGATTTTTTTTAACTGCGCATCATAAAAAGATATACACTTGCAGACAGCTTCGGGTATTACTATTTCATCAACATCTACATAAACTGATTCTATTGTTGTATCTTCGTATACTGTAAAGGTATACGGAGTTGAATAACAATATGGAGTTTTGTTAAACATAAAATACGCAAACTTCTTTCCTTGCGGTGCAGGCTCGGCAACAAGTCTTACCTGTTCTCCAATTTCGCAATATCTTATTTCTGTTTTACTTCCGTTTTTTATTACAATATTTTTTTTCGATTTCAAACCACCATTTAAAAATAATCTTCTTCTCAATAAAAATTCGGGGGGGGTAAAGGCATTTTTATTTATGTCCATCTTGTTACTCCTTATTTTTCGTAGCATATTCCACTTCAATTCCCGCATCTACGTCTCCACCGTCTACCGTGATAACTGTTGTTGGATGGTATGTTGTTAATGCTCTGATTGCATCTTGTTCGGATTGTGAGATAGGGACTATCACCTCTTTTTCTAACACATATTGCAATGTAGTTTTGCTTTGTGACAACCAATTTCTTAGCGTTTCTACATCAGGAAACACATCTTTAGGCAAATTAATTCTTATAACCCTCGCGAACATATCTTGCCCTAACCTATCAGTTGCCCAAACTCCGGACTTATATGATGAAAAAGTTAAAGACGACCTTTGCCCCACATTATTACTAATGGCTTCTCTAAGTATATACCCAAAATTATTGATGTTTCCGTTACTTCCATAAAGCTTCCAATCTTCATTCCCATTTAACATAACGCTTCTGATTCTTCTAGCAATCCCATCTTTTGTAATTTTATCTTGATATTTTCCGATGCCCCTAAGAGGTTCATCCATTGTTATTGTAGCAGTCTGTTCGGGGAAATATGGTTCATACGGCTCGGCAAAAGTTCCCTCATTTAACATTACATAACACTGTTTGTTTTCGATAGGTTTAGAATTTGTTCTGTCAAATAAGACAATTTTCACTCGACCGTTTTCATCGCTTGTCACCGTTACTTTTTTCCCTTTAAAAACTGCGGTAGTATTACATTGATATATTTCATCATCAGCATTTGTAAAATATAAACTTCCACTTGTGTCTTTATCTTGACTATTGCAAATACCTTCGTTATTTGTTGATAAAGTGTACTTTGTGTTTGGTTTCAAAGTCAATATAAGTTTTCTAACGCTATCGTTTCCACTCACAGGTTGCAATGGTAATTTTAAAAAACTATCTATATCAAATAAATTCTTTCCTGTAACTTTTATATCGACTTCATATTTTTGTGTTTTCTCATTCCATTTTCCGACACTCTTGATTTCTTGTAGATAATCGGGTGATGGGGATGGTTTACCGCCTGTGTATGGCTCATAAGGAGATGCTTTGTCTCCAACCTCCACCATAAGCTTAGATGTGTTATTCTCAAGAACCTTATCAAAATTTAACTTCCCAATCTCTCCATCGGTAATAGCCATTATAACAAGATATTTTGTATCTTCTTCGGTAGTAATAGTCACAGGTTTATCTAATGTTGTTTCAGCCGTTTTAGTAAGCTTAACATTAAACGCCGGAAGTTCCGATGTTAAACCAACCCTATTTTTTCTTGTCATGTCGTTGTTAATATTTTTTCTACCATATATTGTGTAAGTTGTGTTTGGTTCACAGGGCAAATACACCACAGCATTATTAATGTATGGTACAATTTCTTTATTTTCTCCGTGATAAAAATATGCATGTAAATAATTGTCTGTTAGTTTAAACAACTGCTTCCCAGTTGTACTATCTTGGTGTGAATTACCTAGTATACTAAATTGTTTAAAAGGAGCTTGTGCACAATTTGTCAATATTATTTGCTTTATTCCTTTTGACGTTTCGTAGTTAAATTTGCAAGTCATAAAAGCTCTTCTTTTTAAAAGTATCATGTAATATCAAACTCCTTCCAAAACATTACATTTTGTTCAATCTGACAACAATATTTCTTGTTTGCTTGTGTATCGAATCCATCTAACGCGATTGTTGACGGTAATATCACCTTAGTTGGTGTTGATCCGCTTGTGAACCAAAACGGATAGATATTTACAGCATCAGGCAACTCTTCTTCAAGCGTTAAATTTAACTCTGCAACTTCTCCCCATACTGCTTGTACGTTCGGTTTTAACGCATATGTAGTTTCTTGAGGACGTTCTTCTTTTATGTTTGTACTGATCGGATTTTTCTGCAAATAATTTTTAATCGCTTCCTGAAGCTGCTCTGATGAAATCTCTCCTCCGCTACTTCTAATTTTCTTTAACAAGATTGCATATACTTCGTCTGCTCTCATAGTTGTACCTCATCAATTTACAATTTATACCATTGATCTGTTTGCTTATGGAATTTATAATAATCTCCGGTGTCAAGACATAACGCCGAACTTCCTGTGCCTACATAATGCGGAAGTTTTGATATATCACTCGATAATCCCTCATAGCTTCTGATATTCCCTCTCACATCCACACAAGCAAAACTGCCTAAATCCCATATCTCTTCTCCCGGCTGATACGTCTTTCCGTCCACAACCGTTATTGTTTGTGCTATCGCCATTTCTGTTCCTCCTACGCTATTTCAAAATATTGTCCAATGAGTGCCGATGGTTTAAAATACAATTTTTCTTTTTGACCATACATTGATTCTGGATTAAGAACTCCACCTCTCTTACACAAATAAACTAACTCATTTTCGATATAATACTTCCCGTATTCATATTCAAATCCACTTACGTTTACGCTATCTGGCACGGGAATAGGATCTGAATACGATCCTTCGTAACCTTCGACAAGCTGTGTCCACAATGTAGGTTCTGCCCCCGGAAAACGGTCCTTTTGTTTCTGGTGATTCTTATTCAGATTCCACAAGAGCCCTCCAAAGTTTCTTCTTTTATCTTTTTGGTTTTGTACATCATATGCGTACCCGTCTGGATCATCTTCCCAATCTGCGTACAGCCCTTTTACTTCAACGGCTTGTGCGTCCGTATTAGTGAGAGAAGCGATTTTTGCCTGATCCACAACCGCTTTTTTACCGCTAATCACTTTTTCGATGTAACTTTGAGTGTTTGATACCTTTTCGTTATACTTTTCGAGATATTTTCCTGTTAATTCATCGCCGTACTCAACCGAATTAACCGCTTCCTTGCTCGTTAATCCATCAATATAATCCAACAAACACTGCGCATAACTTTCTTTTTCCAAACGCTTGATCTCTTGCTTTTTATACAAGTCAGTAATTTCTTCCTCATTCAATTCTCGTGACTGTCCGGTTGAATCTTTTAAAATAACTGACATTCCGCTTGAAATACTGTCTTCGTATGCGTTTCTAATGGCAATCATGTCAGATTCGTTGTAGCCAAACGCATAAGACGCTATCATAACATCTGACAATATTTCATTTTGTACTTTCATCCTAATTTCCGCTTTTTTACTTTCCTTTACCTCATCCAATGTAGGGTTGTAAGGTTTAGGATTAGGAGAAATTTCAGGCTCGACATATACACTTCCGTCGTTTGATAATTGATATCCGTTGTACTTTTTTGTAACAGAATCATTCCTGTAAATAGTTGTAAATTTTTGATAAAAAGTCCCGCCGATATCTATTGTGCATTCTTTATCAAGAAATAGATCAAACCCATTTTTATTTTCTATTACATCAGTTCCAAACTTAACCGTAACGATATTATTTGTCGGAATTACGGTTGCTTTGTGCGGAGTTTTTTCTCCTAAGAATCTTATATATGCCATATGTATTTCTCCTTTTTATTTGTTTGAATAATGCGTATTTGTTGGAGTTGCAACCTGAAACTGGAAAAGTCAAAAATCATGTTATCGAAGAAGATAGCAATGCTAATGGTAAATATCGCAAATGGAGCGACGGAACTCTTGAAATGTGGTTCAATTCTCCATTTACGTGCGCGATCGGAACAAAAGCTGGTAGCATTTACACAAGCGGACAATTTACATTAAACTTCCCGGTTGCATCAAAAACAAAATGTAATATCGTGCTCACAATAGGAGCTGGCGGCGCGATATGGGGCAAGGTGTACGGATCTGCAAATGACTACAAATCAAGCTTTTCATACCATTTGCTTGCTGCTACGGTATGGAATACAGCAAGTTTTGATTTATCCTATTACGCGCGTGGAACGTGGAAGTGATAAGCGTTATTTAATTTCCCACTCCGCATCGATAAAAAGATAGCTGTTTGTTGCTTTTGGTATGCAGATAAACAAATTTCCGTTTGTCCTTGCCATAGATGTGCAGGCCACCGGATTTTTATATGACCCATCTGACGCTGTCACATTTACAACAGTATCATTTAACGGGCGATACTGTGACGGTATCGTAAAAACATTGTCGTACACATTATTCGCGACTATTGTGGCAGTTGTATAAATTTCCATATTTAGGTGTATCGTTTTACCGATTTTATACGAGTTGTTTGCTATGGCTGTCCACACTCCGACCCTTATTCCCAGATCGGTCGGTGTGAGCGTCTTTTTATCATGATGCGCTTGTAATTGTAACAAATATGCATTTAGCGCAGCTACAGCCTGCGCTCCTGCGATCATCCCCGGTGTTTTGTTCGCCACTATATCATCAAGATTGTCTATGATTCTAGATTTATCGGCGGAATCGTTTATAGCTTGGCATATTTCATTAATTTGTTTAGCCCCTAGATTACTCCCGGATTGAGTATAATCTGTTACGTCTTCCAAAGAATAGCTTGCATCTTCGTTTTGAGTAATTAAGTACTTTCTTTTTCCAGCCATGCTTGAAGCTAATATATCATCTTTAAAATTAACAGGTAATTCTTGCTTTGGCATTATATTCTTACCTCCTTAAATCTTCCAAGAATAAATGGAATTTTTCTAAGACCGATAGTCTGTCTTTCAATAATATCTTTCATTTTTTCACATGCTTTTTCCAATCTGTTAAGTTCATCGTATTTGATAAACATTCCATTCGGATAGAACGTCTTTTTGATTCCGATATCCTGTGTGAAAATTGATTGATTTATCTTTTCTATATTACCCTCAAACAAATTGAATTTCTCATAATCCCACAACTCCAAATAATCAACAATATCTTCTCCCATGTTTTGAATAGAAAATTCTTTGTTAACTTCATTTGCTTTTTCTTTCAAGTATGTAATGTTGTTCTTTATTCGGTTGTAATCTTCTAAATTCATTCTGTCTGTAGATACCCAATTTGTTTTTGGTGTTATCCAATCTAACGCCATGACATTTCCACCTTTCTAGCTTTTATGCTGCCCGACCATGAACCGTTAAACGATATTTCATTTTGATAAGACCGAATCAAAGCATCTTCTCTTCCTTTTAATTCCATATAGAACAAATCATTCGCCTCCGTTCTTGGGTCTCCACGCCAAGATATTTCGTAGTCTATGTTTCCGAGATAATATTCCGCTATCCATTCTTCCAAATCTTTTGCGTGCTGAATTGTGCTTATAAGAGGGTTATTCCATGTGATTTCTTGACCGTTTACGTTGTGATTCACAATGTAGTTATTTTCTTCTGTAAGATACTCATATCCCTCAACCTTTACTTTTACATCTGTTTTTGCCTTTATATTAGTGATTCGCACTTTAATGTAAAAATCGCTTGAATCAACAATACTCACTTTTAACTCTGGATTTTCTGGAACTGATACTTTAAATCCGTATGACGGCCTGTTAAAGTAAATCGTATATTCAGAATCGCTTTCAAAAGAAACTGTTTCTTGGATAAGCTCTTCAATCGCTCCGGTGCTTTCCTTGTAATTTTCTCTAGTAATCACAATATTTTTTATTTTTTCATATCGTGTTCCGGTAGGATTTTTAATCAAATCCCTTACCCTGTCCAATCTATAATCCGTAACATCATTAATCAAAATATTATCTATGAATAATCTTGAATTTGAATATCCTTTTGTTACCTCAATTACCATTTTATTAAACTCAAGAAAAACATGATCTGTTAAAAAACTAATATCCGGTTTTTTTACAATAAACTCTTCTTTTAAGACTCCATTGTTATATGTTACTATTTTAAATTCTTCCGGTGCTGTGTTTCTAAAATTAATAATCAAGCCATACGCATCGAATGAAGATTCCAAGTTCACTGTGATTTTCGGGTTTTTTTGAAATATTCCATTTCCATCCGAAACAGAATCGCTTACATATCCAGTATTTAGGTAATTATTGTCTTTCGGCAAAAAATAAAGACTTCCATCTACTACGGAAAAGTCTTTACTTGCATTTGCGTAAGCATCTTTTTTACTCTCTTTCAAGATGTTGTCTATCTTACCAAAATTTGCAATATCATTTGTTTCGGCAATCATATTGGGAACAAATGATGAACGCAATATGATTTTATTTTTTCTATCTTCTCTCAATGCACATCTTCCGGCATTTGCAATAATCTGCAACGCTTCTGCATGACTTACAACTGGAAGCGGATTATATACTATTATATTTTTTAAATATGGGTCGATATAGTATTCTCTTTCATCGGTAATTCCGGCACTTTTCAAAACTTCTAATGACAACTCATACAAAGAGATTCCATCTTTTCTGTATTTTCCTCCGTAAAAGTTATCCCTCAACTGATAAAATCTATCTGTTGATGTAAATACAGCCTCTGTGTCATTTGCTGACCATGAATTAAGATATGTCGTTGTTTCATTAAGCCACTCTATATCACCGTTTCCTGTCACATCATATCCAAAAGTAACTTTTACTTTCTGCCCTATTTCCATATACGCGATAGCACTTTCTGGGTTATCTACGCTATAATACAAGTCTTGGTTATCAACCTTGATAGAAACGTCCATACTCGGAATGCTTTCAGATATCGGCGAAACATATTCTTTCATGCTGCAATTCATTACTTTTTCATTTGTAAATGTATTCGCAATTCCGAATATCATGTTTCCAATTCTGAGTCTGCCTTTCCCATTCACCATAGTTTTAGGCTTTATCAAAAAATAATTTGTTCCGTCAAAGGAATCTTCTGTAACAAATTTTTGCGAACTATTTTTATAGGTTCTCGTGATCGAATTTGTCTCTATGGTAAATTCTGTAGGGTAGCAATGACCGAAATCTATCGTCATTCCTTTAATATCAAGACCTAACTTATCTGTAAATTCTATTTTTATACTTCCAAGAATTTCTTTTGTAATGATTCCGTTGTTGTAAATTTCCAAAGAACTATTTATTCTCGGTGGAAAATACATTGTCCCATCGACTTTTGAGAAATTTTGTTCACATGTTGCGTATATTTTATTTACATCGTAACCATCGAACGGTTTTTCTTTATTTGCAAGGTATAGTAGTTCTGAATTCGTTACTTTTGCATTGTTCTGAGCATCAGAATTTACAACTCCTATGCTTACTTTTACATATCCTCTATTCCGAAACGGCAGTTTCATTGATTCTATGTATTCTTTACTTGCCATTTGCATATACGATCACTCCAAACCAGCGTCAATCAGATTAAATGAAAGTGTCTCATCTTTTGTTACCATATGAGTTAGCCTATCTACAAATAACGGTTTTCCGCTCCTATCTCCGGGGTACATTATAATAGTGATCGGGTGTCCCGGATTCGCCATATCTTCAAATGTAACAGGAACGTAAAATGGTTTTATGGCATCTAACATCATCTTTCGAGTTTCTGGATTAAGACCGACCCACTCTAGATTACTAAGTTTGTACAAATCCCTTCCAACTCTTTGACCAATAACTGCGTTGTTCTCATTTCTTCCACCGTTTACTGTCGTTGTTATCGTCCATGAAAACCCGCGTCTCGGCGGTGGAAAGTCATAACCATTTACGTTCAAAAACGATGATAATGCCATATTCAACCTCCTGTTTTTAAATAAGAAAAAGTACCTACCGAAGTAGGCGCTTTTCCTTTTAAGTAAACGAATATCCATTCCTTGCACGTCTCGAATCTGTGATCGACACTAATTCTCTTCCGTCTACTACAATTCGTTTTCCATCTCTAACCGCTTGTATCAATTCTCTCAATAGGTTTTCTTGCTCTCGGTTTTCCATATTTGCACGAGAAAAACCTCTGTATGCCGCTTCTTCAATTCCTTTTTGAATATCCAAATTATTTGCAACCGCAGTTCTTCCGTCGGAAAATGTCCCTACCAACTCGTTATGATTTGCCATAAACAATCCGTCTTCCGGGAATCCTCCTACTGAATACTTCGGTATTAAATCTGCCAATGTAATTTTCCCTATTCCGTTGGCATATCCATGACCTTTCCAACCGTTTGACAAGCTTCCGTATCTAGCTAATGTATACCTAATAGATGCTAATATGTTTGACAATGGATCGTAAATATCCTTATCATATCCAGGATATGCGTACGTTCTAAAAGTCGGATCAATTACCTGCATCAATCCTTTGGAAGGTGTTCCTTTGATTGCATTTATATCCCATTTATTAATTGCTTTTGGGTTTCCGCCGGATTCCGTCTGCATCTGATAAAGCAAAAGGTCTAAATTTGATTTTGAAAATTGACCTGTCATTTTCAATGCTTTAGTGGCAATGTTTCTCCATTGTTCAACTCCGGCTGATGGGTTATATTTTGGCTGTATTGAATCAAATATTCCGCTTACATACTGTACAATTCCATCAAATGTCTTGTTTATAATTCCACCTGCCACACTCGACCACGGTTCAAATAAATTTGATATATTTGCAAACTTGCTGATTGCAACTTTTACAATTTCTCCTGGGTTTGTAAGATAATCCAACACATTCCCTGTAAAACTTTTTACCGAACTCCATGCGTTTTCAAAAAACTCACCTATTCCACCTTTAAAATGTGGAGTGCCTGATATAAACGCCTTTGTTTGATTCGCAGGCATTATTTTTGTACCTTTTTCAAGCGGCAACATGACATTCCGCCCCTCGGGTATAAATGGTTTTCCTGACGGCGGAATAATAAGCTCTTTGTAAGTTGATCCCGCTTGGTCATTCACGATTCCAAGTGTGTTTTGCGGAACTCCATCCGATCCTTTAGCGAACTTTATTCCACTCCACTCACTTACTCGTGTGTCTGATCCCACTTTTTCAAGCACCCAGTTCACGCCTTTTATAACACCATTCACAAGGGTTTTAATAGGTTTAAATGCGTTTTCTGCAATTTCTTTAAAGAAGTCTCCTAACCCCTTCCAAATGTTCTTTATGGCATCATATGCATTTTTAAAAGCTGTTTTAAACCATGGATGTACATTTTTGAACGGGGATTTAATATCTTCCCATTTTTGAGAAAACCAAGATTTAATGGATGACCAAGCTTTTTTAATACCTTCATAACCTTTATCAAACTTTTCGCCAAACCATTCCGTTACAGGAGAAAATACTACTTTTATTCCTTCCCATAATCCTTCAAAAAATCCACTTCCGTTCTCCCAAGATTTTTTTGCTTCATCCCATCCTTTTCTGAATTGTTCGCCTATTGATGATGCTGTTTCTCCGACCCATTCCTTAATATTTTCTAATTGCAACATTAATCCAGAAAGACTCGTTGGGGGTAATGCAATGTCTCCGACTTTAACTTCGGCGTCTTCACCAAAGATTTTATCAACCAGTGATTGTAATGCACCTTTTGCAAAATCATTCGGAAGGTTCGCTATAGCTTTAACTAATGCCTTTCCGAATTTGTATAAGTTCCAAGCTAAGTCTCCCCACTCTATTCCGCATATAAAATCAACTATTTTTTGACCTATCGTTTCAAATGTTTTATCGTCTTGTAAAGTATTTATAAATTCCGTTAAAGACTCTAAAATTCCGTTGGCGAAATTACTAAATGTATCCGCTGCGATTTCAGGATCCCAATTTTCAAAAAATCCTTTTATGCTCTTTGCTATAGATTCCCCTAAATTTTCCCAGTCAAACTCTACAGCGAACGCATTTGCAGATTGAAAAGCTGTATTAATTGAATTAGCAACAGTTTTTCCTAAATTATAAAAAAGTCTAGGTTTTATTAAACCATTCAAAAAATCTGCCAACCCTGTTCCGAAATTTTTTGCTTTTTCATACACGGAATCCCAGTTAATTTTTTCTAACGTGTTTGATAATGTGACGCTTATATATTCGCCTAACTGTTCTAAACTTTTAATACTACTTTTATATGCGTCTAACATCTCATCATTCGGATTAAAGCTGGCAATTAAACCTCCCACTTCACCTGAACCAGCACCTCCTGATCCACCTGAGCCACCAGCTCCACCACTACCAGTACTACCATTATCAGGCTCAACAATATTTAATTCATCAATTCCTAAAGTGTGAAGCTTCTTTGCATTTTTAGCAGCTTGTCCGAGATTATCAGATAGATCGCCGGAACTTCCGGCTGAATCAGCCAAATCACCAGATACATCTCCTAAATCATCAGCAATTCCACCACCGCTGATTTCAAATTTCCAACCAAAAATTTGACCAAGTGCATTCAATACATTTTGCGTAAAGTCAATTACTTTTGCCATGACTTTATTTAGCGTTTGGACAAATGGTTTAAACGCTGCGATAAAACCAGTTCCAATGACGGAAGCAAATTTCTTAATTTGCTCTTGCAAAATACGAATTTGGTTCGCCCATGTATTAGAAGTCCGGGCAAAATCGCCTTGCGCTGCCGAAGTATTCGCCAATACGTATTGATAACGAAGCATCGTCTTTTCTGCCTGCGACATAGACTTCACATTTGCATCCAATCCATTTTTCATTGCCCATTCTGCAAGTGTTGCCTGTGTTAAATCAAGTCCGTATGTACGTAGCGGTCGTGTCTCTCCTGTAAAGATAGCTGATAAATCTTCTGCTACATCCTTTTGACTGACATTGTAGAACGATGCCATATCGGCTGTTAATTGTGTCAATGTTAAAGATACATCTGCCATAGAATTAGACAAGCCAACATATCCGTTCGTTGCTTTATTCAAAAATGAATTTGCACTTCCGATGGAGCTTGTATCAATTCCCATCGCAGAACCCATGGCTTGAAACCGGCTCGCATATTGTTTAAATGACAATTCAGACATTCCGAATTGCTTAATGGAATTTTGTGCGTACTCTTCCACTTTACTTGACATATCTCCAAATACAGTGTCTACAACATTCTGTACTTCTACAAGATCAGATGCAATGGTGATAGATTCTCCTATCTTCCCTATAAAACGGAACAGTAACCAGTATGTTGCATACATCTTTCCAAGTGCAGACGCAAGTCCTTTTGTTCCTCTACTTGCCTTATGTGTAGATTTTGTATAAGTATTAAGGCTTCCGCTAAGAGCATTCGCCGCACGACCGGAAGATGCGCCTGTCCGAGCCAATTTTGCCAATGCATTTGTCATATCAATCAAGTTCTGACTTACTTTAGGTGCTTTAGATAGTTCAGACATTAACTGTCGCATAGACTTAGCAAGCAAAGGTATGTTTTCAATCGCTTTTGTAGAGCTTTTATATCCAAGTTGCGATATTCCCTTTGCTAAGTTTGCAACTTGCTCAGATGTTTTAGACACATTCACTGAGTTAAGACTTTGCAATCCTTTCCCAAAACCTACAATCGCGTTTGCCGCCTTTGAAATCTGTCCACTATCCAAATTTGATATTTTCTCAATTCCTTTTGCAAGTCTTGTATAGTCCGCTGCACCTACATTTTTTAGTCCTTGCATAGAACGACTTAGTTTATCAACACCGTTCGACACGCCAGATAGTCCGCTACCATTAATTTTTGTAAGCGATGTGTTTAATGTTCCAAGTTTTGATATTAACGTATCAATCGCCGAATTTGCTTTTCCGGCCTGTGCTTGTAATTGTATTTCAAGACTATCAACTGTTGTTCCCATTTCACACATCCTTTCATTAAAAAAGACGATAGGCTGTAACACACTATCGTCCTAGTTATTCAATATTTGTTTCCGGAAGTCCTCTTGCTCTGTCATTCGCGATCCACTGTTCCATAGCAAGAATCTCCTTTTCCATCTCTCTTTTTTCACGCTCTTCTTCGGTCAGTTGCGACTCTTCAAGGAATTTCCATAAAACAGGCTCTTTTATGTACTCAGCCTTTGATTTCTTACTGTTTAACACTCTATCAATCGCAACCGAAACCGCAGATAATGTATATTGATTTGATACCCAGTTTAAATAATCCTGTTGTTTCATTTTTTCTGAATATCCGTCTGCAATACATTTGATAATTCTTGGATTAAGCATCCAGAACTCATTCCAAGAAACACCCATTGCATGAGCCTTTGGGAACCATTCTTTTTCAAATAGTTCCCTTTGCGTTTTGTATTCTATTATCGGATTTATTCCGCTGTTTTCTCTTCCGGTTTCTCTACAATTTCCTCTTTCTCTCTCTTGTTGAGATTCTGAAAAAAATCGGAATCGTTCATTTCATCTGTAATTACTTTCATAATTTCTTCAAAATCGCCGCCGGAAACGATATGTTCTTCCATTTCTTTTCCCGCCACTTCCAGAGAAGTGTTTAAGCAAATAGACAAGTATGCACGAACCATAGACATCGGTTTTCTCTGCATATCTCCCATTGAAAATCCGCAATCTTCCAAATCGCAGACTGTGTTGAAACTGAATCCTTTTGCGTTATATTCTTTTCCATTAAGTTTAAATTTTCTCATCTTACTTACCCTCCGATTAATCAGAGGGGGCAGTCCGTAGACCGCCCCACTCATTTTTAATAAATCATTTCTTCAAGTTCTGTTTCGGCATCAAATAACGTGTCGCCTTTTCTTTCTGCCGATTTATAAGAAAGGCGATTTACGCTTTTGACACTGTAAATGTACCATCCTTATTATCTACTACCGTATAACCATCTGTAACTTCCTCGGCTACTGTATTCGGAATGATCGTAGCTGCCATTTCAAGTATTTCATCTACTCCACCTACATCTGTTGGTGTAGCAGTAACCTGTCCAACGTAAGCGTATTTCGCTACGCCACCGATACCATCGGTTCCGTAAAGCTGCATGATTTTTACTTTTTTCCCATTCAGCTTATTAACTGCTTGCAAATCCTTTTTGTCCAAGTTTCCTGTTACTTCTTTGGAATCCGATGTTTTAATGCCCATTTCAAATGTTTGCGTATCGTCTTCCGTTGTAGTCGATTCAACTGTATTTGGGGCTGATACTGGTGCTGGGATTGATTTTGCGGCAACTAGAAGTTTGTAAGTTCCAGCAAAATCAACTTTTTTCAAATCAGTCACTTCTTCTTCTGAAATAATCACCCTAGTTTTATAACTTGTTGAAGCCATGTTGTTTTTCCTCCTTATTCTTTGTAAAAAAATAAGAACCTTTCGGTTCTATAAAATATCGTCATCGGCTATCATTCGCCGAAAACGAGCTACTCTTCGATATGTGCTGTCCGTGCTTTGAAATTCCGGTGTTGAAATTACTTGAAACCTCATGGTTTTCATAATGCGTACAACCTCATTCATTACTTCTTTTGCATCATTCATCTTGGCGTTTGTTGTTACCTCAATTTGAAAAGAAGACCAAACAGCATTGATCGTATCTCCTTGTAAGTCCTCTCCTGTTTCCATTCCCGGCATTTCGTGTATATACACAGTTGGGAATTTCGGAACAGTATCGGCTCTGTCAGAGTTTGTAAATTTTAAATTTGGATAACGGTCTTTCATTTTTTGAGAAAACTGCGTCTTTATCCGAGTGATAACTTGTGATTCTAGCATGTCCAGCATTTATTCCACCGCCTCATACGTTTTCTCAAATATATCCGGCTTGCATGGATAAAGTTCTCCATTTATGCCCTTAATGATGTAATCTCCAACAGAAACATGCATATAACCTTCGAGTGTTTTTACATATAAATCGCATGGCGGATGTAGTGGTGATAACGACATATAGATTAGTTCTCCATTTTCAAATGCAGATACCGCCCACTCTGGAACATAATATTTTCCATCTGAACCTTTTAAATCTCCATCATATTGGAATGCTTCGATCTCAACTGGTTTTTTTCTGTATTTCATTTTCCAAATACTCCCTTTGCAATTCTTGGAATCTCTTGCATGAGTTCCAATGATGTTTCATACATAAACGGTCTTGACGGCATACCTTGCGTAAAATACCATTTTCCATCTTTCGGATAGAACCATCCGTATTTTCCGGGCGCAATCTCAAAAATTGTCTTTCCGGTGTTATAATTCCACTCCACGCCCTCCGGGAATGGATATGGATAACTTCCCTCAAGTCCAAGTTGACCAGTACCAAATTCAACAAATACCGAGTGCTTAGAATCAGCCACAATAAAAAAGATAACGGTGTTTTTATCTCCGTTACCTTTCCTTGTGTGTATGCTGTTTAAAAGTTCACCTGTAAATATTGCGTCAAGTGTAGTGACCCTTGCTTTCGCAATCTCTACACCTCGTTTTGCTAATTCTTCCGTGAATATTTCACATTTTTTATTGAGAGAATCTTGATATTCCCTCAACTGCTTCTGCAATTCTTGAATACTGGACATTGAAAAGATATTTGCTTTCAATACTTTCTTTGCCATGCTACTTCACAACCCTTTTCAGAAGATACCTTGTAAAATTAAGACTCGGCTGAACACGTTTAACAGTGTAATCAGCCGACTTTTTATCTACAATGGTATTTTGTTCGTCTGCATATTTAACTTCGCTCATATGCCAAATTAGAGACGTTTCATCAATAGGTATTCTATCTTTCTCCATAAGAAGAACAGCGTCATACTCACTGATATCAACTCCAAAAGACTTCGCTTCTGCTTCACCGCCAGACATTGCGATATTTCCTCGGAAATCTACTGGTTTTGAATAGCCGATTTCCATCTCTCCTGTTTCTACCGGAACTTTCTGACCATCGATCTCAATGTATATGATGTTTCCGTCTTCGTCTCGTTCGTAAATCGGAACTTCCCCGACTTGTAACGCATACTTTAAATTCTGCTTGTTTTTTTCTAAAAGTCGCATACAGACACCTTCCTTATTTTACGCGTAGCTTCTGCCCCGGATAAATTAAGTTCGGATTCTGAATACCGTTCAGATTTGCGATTGCCTGATAATTAGTACCGTATTTAGCAGCGATTCCAGAAAGCGTATCCCCAGACTGGACTGTGTAGTATACTGCACCGCCGCCGGAGGAACCATTAATCTTGTTTTGTACCTCATTGTACCGGTTTCCAAGCGCCGCCTTTCTTGTATCTCCATTTCCATATTTTCCCGCATAAACTTCTTTCACAAGTGTATCTACGGAGGCAGATGCAATATAGTTAATCATATTCTGCACCTCATTATACCGATTTCCTAGAGCATTTTTTCTAGCGTCTCCGTCTCCATATTTTCCCTGCATAACTCCAACAACAAGATCAAGCGTAGATCCAGATGGTGCTACTGCCGGCGGCGTTGGTTTTGTATCCCCTCCTGTAATTTCTGCTGGATAATCTCTATAACAATGATTCATATCCACGTTTCCGGAAATTCCCGGAACAGATCCGCCTGACGTATACTGCCAGATATCGTATGTGCCCTGATATGTACAGACCGAATTATACTGCGCCACCCATTTTACAAACCGCTCCAACCCTACCAGGTAGTTTGTCCACCAGTTTGTATTCGCATAAACTCCGCACCAGTAGCCAGCTTTTTCGATGATATCCCCGAAGATATTCGCTCTTTGAATTGCTCCATTTTCCGTTCCTGCCTGTTCCAAATCCAAATAAATTGGGTACGAAAGTTTATATCCGCTTACCATTCTAAGGACGTGTTCCGCTTCGCTTCTTGCCTGTGCGTCACTTGTCGCGTAGGAATAGATATAAACTCCGAACGGAATCCCAAGTCTTGTACATTCATCTGCATTTCTTTTCCACTGCTTATCGTCCTGACTCGCAATATTATCTCCATATCCGCATCGTAAGATTGCCCCATCTATATGTCCTTTTACTGCATCCCAGTTAATAGTTCCTTGATGTTCGCTTACATCAATTACTCTTAAATTTGCCATAATTTTCTCCTCTCTCCGGCATTTGCACCTGTACAAAAAAAGAGGACGATTACTCATCCTCTAAATCATTCTTATTCACTCTGTAAAATCGTTTCCACAATTCTGCTACTTTTTCCCAACCGTACATTGCCACAAAAGCTACTAATAGGCCGGCTAGAATTGCTGCTAGGATCATGTACCACAGAATCGTTTGCTGTATATACTGCATATAAGCTATAAAAGCTGTAACCGTAAGACCGATTGACAATACAAAAACCAAAATATCAGTCGGAATTTTCTTCAATCCCGATACTCCTTTAAAAACTTGCGTAATTATTGAAACTGCGAAAGCGAAAATTCCAACAATTCCGATAACAAGTGTCATGTTTATAACAATCTGTTCCATTTAAAATCACTCCTTTACAAAAATGTTCCTTCGTCTGTGCATTTTTTATACACTTTTTTGATATTGTCTATTGCAAGAGACGCCTTATTATTTTCAAAATCAGGATTGTCCTTGCAAAACCTCTCATATTTTGTAATATCTTCAAGTATCTGGTCAAAGTGTTCTTTTGTGTGCTTATCGTCATGCCGAACTTCATCATCAAATCTAAGGATTCTGTATCTCCAAGTAAGAGCCATTCCCTCATCATTTGATTTTTGCAATTTATCCATCTTTCTATCTAAATTGTCAATAGAATTTCCAAACTTTTTCTGTATACAAAGGCTTTGTTCATGCCATTTCGGATAATTTTCTGCTTGACTAATCACTTTTTTAATTCTTTCGTCGTACTCTTTTTCCTTTATAGCCTTTTCAGAAAAATATTTTTCCACTTTCTTGTAGCATCCAAAAAGAAAAATTACTGCGCACAGCAAAATAGCCACATTTCCGATTGTTATATCACCGAAGGAATTTAAAAAATATTCCATTTCTTCTTTCTCCTTTCGGGAATTTTTATATAGCCGCCCACCACCGCCAAGTGCCATATCCCTGCAACCGAATGTAAATCCATACGGTTACGCACAATCGTCTACTACTTAACCCAGTAGCCGGGAGATGATTGGATCACCGTACCCTTTCTATAACACGTTCACAAAAGGAGTAACTTTTCCGAGAATTTTATCCCGGTCAATCCAACTCCTTGAAGTTCCGTTTTCAGAAGAGGAAATCTGAAATTCTCCTCCCTCTTGGTTGCAATCATACAAAGCCAAGTCTATGATGATACTGTCGAATTTCTTCATATCCTTTTCAATCATCTCCTCTGTGTAATTGTCTGGATAATTTCGGTAAAGACGCACATCTTGTTCTGATTGATAAAGAAGCTGTTCTAAGAACTTATCTTCTTGCTCGCATGAAACATCAGATTGTCTCAACCGAATTTTAAGTTGTTCTAATCTTGAGTACGCCATATTTTTTCACCTACAGTCCTAACTTATCAATAAGAAGTTTCTTAATATCCGAACCGTTCAAATACTCTGCACCGTCAATCCCATACTCGGTAGCAAGCTCCCGAAGTTCTTTTACGGGCATTTGATAAATCTCTGTTTTAGTAAACTTCTTCTCTCCATATTCTGGAATCTCTGGCGTATTCATAAAATCAGCCGAGGAATTGATTTCTTCCCCGGCTTTATACCAACGTCCACCTATCTTGATATTGTGTGTAGCAATCATGTAACCACTCCTTACGCAACCTTCATAACAACAACGCTGTCCATACCCTCAAAAGTAGGAAGTCCAATCATGGAGACTACACAATGTGTGTTAATTGGATGATTTGTGGTATATGAATATACTGAAATACCAGTTTCTACAAGAGAAAGATTTCCGTCTGTCAGACTTCCGCTTCTCTCTTCCGGTGTTCTACCAAATGTATAGTCACCAAGATACACTCCGGCTGATTGAGCAGAAACAATGTTTGTCGGAATGAAATACTTGGTGTTTCCCTCTTCATCAATGTATACTTTGTCGTATACTTCGATCTCAATTCCGTACTCTCTCAAGTAAGAAAGAACGTCAGCCTGTCTCACTCTGATACCGCCATTATATGCAGTAATTCCAAGTACCTGTTTCTTGGTATCTTCTGCTTTCAGAATCATTTCAAATGTCTCTGTATTCATAGAGAATCTTGTCAAAGAGTATCCGGTTTTCTTCGCAAAATCACGTCTTGCTTGAATCAAATCGTCAAGTGGCGTTGCAGTTGCCGGAACATTCCACTTATCTCCTTCACCGGAAATCTCAACAAAGTGGTCTTTCTTATGCTCTGCTCCACTATCCGTTGTGTACTCAACAACATATTTCTTTCCTTCGATATTTACAGTTACTTTCGGAACACCATCTTCCGGTGCCAAAAGTTCCCAAATCTGACGTTCTGGTACAACCAAAGCGCCTTGAATCAGCGCAAAAGGCTTTTTAGCGATCTCTTGTAAAACCTGATTTGCCATACTGGAATTTTCAGCTGATTGATAATTTGCATATTCCTGTTCTTCTTTCTCTGTTACCATGTAACTTTCACGATAGAACGGCATCGCATTCTGAATGTCAGAGAATCCTCCAACATCTCTTAATGGTGCTTGTGCGTCAAAATTTGATGCTTTCAAAGATACCGGGAGACCGTTCTTTCCTTTAATAAACTTCAAATCAAGGCTGTCCTGTTTCACCGTTCCAAACTTCATTCTTCCACTATACGGTCCCGTCCCGAGCTTTGCCTTATAATCATTCCACAGGACTCCTAAAGCTCTAGCAGTAAACGCTTCTCTCAATGGTAATGCCATTTTCTATTCCTCCTTTTACTCTGAGATTGCCGGTGCGCCGTAAAATGTAACTCTCGGCGTTACTTTTCTTGCTGCATCCGCGATTGATAATGATTTTACTTTTTCCCAATCAATAGTTCCCTGATAAACGTAAGTTCCCGGTGCATCTCCCTGTGTCACATCTACATCATGCAGAAGATAGCCAAGGCAACTGTTATCATTTGTCGGAAATGGTGTTCCAGCCGGAACAATTTTCAAACCGTTTTCATCCGGTGAAGATTTCATTGTCTGAGGAACAACACACGCTGCGCCCTCATAAGGGAAAAACTTCAAAATACCTTTACTTTGTCCATACTCATGTACGATAGGCTTTCCCATAGTCTTTTAACCTCCTATTTCAAAACGTAATAATCTTTCATGGACTGTTCGTCCGCTTTGTTTCCAAAAGAGATGCTTTCCGCATTCTTCACATCTTCCGGCTTATCATTGCCCGGATTACCGCCAGTTCCACCACCCGGATTCGGAGTGCCTTTTAATAACTCTTGTTCTTTTGCTGTGGCTGCTGCGGTTTCTTTATCGGAAATAATCTGCGCGATAGAGTCAATCGCTTTCTTAGCAGCTTCTAAATCTGTCTGAAATCCTGCGAGCACGCTTTCCGCCTGTTCACCTGTCAAGCCTTTTTCCGCTGCATACGCTCGAATATCTTTCTGCGCGTTCTCTCGCTCCAACTGTTCAATCCGTTCCTGCAACGCTCTTGTGTTATCATCCGGTTCCGGATTTGGTGTTGGCTCAGGTGCAGGCTGTGGCGCAGGCTGTGGTTGTGGATTCGGTCGATTGCTGTGAAACTGATTCAGATAATTTGTTACCTGTGCTTCACTTGGCTCTTCAATTCCTAAAGCCACTAAGTTTTGTCTTGCTTCTTCTCTTGTCATTTTGATTACCTCCGTGATCTACATTTGTTTTCGCTGTTCTATCAGCTCGGATTTTTTGCTTTTGCTATTTGACGCATAACTGCAAATTTATAAAATAAAAAAGTAGCCGATTACTGTTCGACTACTTCCTTATTAACTGGTTCTTCTATTTTTTCTTGTTTCTCTGTTTTATCCGGATAAAGATTTTCCATCCGGTTTTTGCTTTCAATCGCAACTTGTTCCGGATCACTAAACATATCAATAACCTTGATTGCACGTTTGTAATGAACTCCGCATTTTAACAAAATCTGTAAAACTTCCGCTTTTACCATCATGTTATCTAGCTTGTTGTGGTTAATATGAATTTCCACGTCACTCGGCACAAGTGTAAATCCTTTTGAAATCCTTAATCGGTTCAGAATAATCTTAATAGACATATTCTCCGACTTTTTCAAGATAGGCTCATTAATTGCTGTCCGAAGTCCGGCATCATAATGTCCGTTACGAAGATTGACTGCGCCTTGAGTATCTCCGCCCGTGTTGATATTCCCTCGATTTGCTAATCCTTGAATATCAAGAAAACGCTCAAACAAATCATTAAACACAACTTGTCCTTCCGTCTGATTTAACTCCGTTGTCATTACATCAACGTCCGCTTTGTTTTCCATTCCATTATTGGACTTCACTACAAGCGCACCCTCTTGTCTCATGCTCAAGAAACTGTCCTTGTCTACTTCGCAGTTTACGAATTTTACCCACGATGAAACAAACTGTTCGATTCCATTGATTCTATCGGAAGAAAGTGTGTTGATTGCGTCTGTAATGGCAATCGTCATTTCAATATCAGAAAGCCTACGGGAATTATTCGGATATTCAACGACCGGAATTGCTCCGTTTCCGTTTATCCCGAATCTTCTCAATTTTCCTTCTGAAATTTCAAACCATTGACCATTCGTATAGCAAAAATAAAACTCCTGACCATTTTCATCTTCTCGAATCTGGCATGAAAAAGCCGGTTTATTATTCGGAAAGTACACCACGAATGTATAAATCGGGTTTTCAGAAGACAACTCAAAGTCGCTTTCGTCCAAAACCGAACCATTTCCCTCATCATTTCCGATAAACCGATATGCAGTACCGCAGATGGATCGCCATCTGCAAATATCAATATCGCATTCCTGTTTATTCTCGGAATCCATGATTGCGTTGAGCCATGAAATTTCATCAGACTTCTTATCATCCGTTCCACGAAGAACGTACTGTATCGGTTCTGCGCAAATATCAGCAGTTTTTCTCTCCACAAGCTCATATGCAAGATTAACAACGATTTTATTGTTCACTTCCGGTCGATTTACCTTTTTTCGATATAAAATCGGTTGGTCTCCACGATAATAGCGGTCAAGATACTCTATTTCCGTAGCGTTCTGTCTATGGATTGCAAGTGCTTTATTCAATTCACCTACGATATTTCGCCATGTAATCTGCCTTTGCCTTGTGTAAATGATTTTCCTACCAAATCCACAATCACAAATAGCAGAAAACGGTCTGTAATTTTTATGTGGATAGTTATACATAAAGCACCGCCTTTAAATAAACGTCATTCCAGAAGAACAATTTCTTTTGGGGATCCTTTTAATCTCTGTTTCTCCTGTATCAACGTGATACACAATTCTTTTATTACAATTTTTGCATCTGCAAATTTTATTTATTGTTGACCTTCCATCATAAACGCCAACTTTCCGTCCGCACTTTGGACAGTATATTGTTTTCTCTTTATACTCTTTCATAATTTTCTCCACGAAAAAAGGACGCTTAATTGCGTCCATTTTCCAATCATACTTATGGGTTTATGTTTTGGGGAGAGATATTTATTATTTCTCTGATTATTATTATATCATGTCAATTTTTGGACATCTAGCTGACATTAGTGGACATTGTAGGACATTTGTGGACAAGTTAAGAGCATTTTAAATACATTGATCCATACATTTTTTCAAATTCCTTTAATGCGTTTCCATGTATTCTGCAGACCTGTTTGAACGAATATCCCATTTCAACAGCTATTGTTCCTAAATCTTTTATCATCACATATCGGTTGAAAAGTATATGATACATATTTGTATCGGAAATCGTGTCTATTTGTTGTATAATCATTGCTCGTTTTTGAATGTATTCGCAAATCATTTCATTTGCTTCAGTTTCCAAATCTACAACCTTTGCAACAGCACTTCCCATTCGATCTTTATCCGATGAAGTCTGAACATTGACATCTTTTTGTGCAACAGTTATGGATGTGGCCATAGTTTTTAGCTGTGTAATTTCAGAAAATTTATTCTGAATCTTTCTGTCTAGTCTTTCTATCTGCTGCAAATATGTTTTAGTATCCATATCCGTATCCTCCTCTGAATGGGTTGTGTATTGCTTCGGCTTTTGCGACTCTGTTTCCTTTTGTCATCCGTATGGCAAAGTTTGAAAAAACATCCGGCACATCGTCCAACTGCTTTTTACCTGAAACTGAATATTGTTTCAATAGAGACATCATTACTCCGTATGGTTCGTTAGGTTTGTAAAGTGATGGATCCTTGAATATAACATGTTGTAAAATCCAGTTAGAACATTGAAATATTCTTGCTTCCTTGTTTGTCTCTGTCGGAACGTCTGTAATATTGCATATCCATCCTTTTTGTTCTACACGTTTATTTACTTCCATTGCCACACGGTCACCGCCTGCATTACGCTCAAATTCGCACTCCTGTACTTCATTGTTTACGATTGCATTTGAAGCATTCTCATACTGCATTTCATAATCAGCAGTATTATCACACACGCAATCTACGCAATAATAATCTTCCTCATACTTCTGCAATACCGGCATAACAAAATAGTCTGTTCCTTTTCCTTTTGTATCGCATTGAGCCGTAATAATCTCCGGTTCCCCATGTGGTAAATGCAGATATCGTCTGATTTTATCATCCGGGAACAGCAATCCCTCACGTTCAATCGGTTCCTGCTTATACAAGCAGCGATAAGAAATCTCATCCATAAGTAATTGTTGATCTGCAAAAAACTCTTTTGTGAAACCACTATACTCATACTCGAAATTACTTTCTCCTGTAACCGGGTCAATATCTGGTACTGCAATTACTTTTACTCTTGGATTTCCGGCGTACATGTTTTGAATACGCCCGATAACGTCATGCACGCTCCAACGGGTCGCTATGTGTATTTCCTTACAGTTTTTTCCGTCTGTGTCTTGTATCTTTCTCTGACGTGCATCTACTGCGTATTTATCCCATAATTTATCCAAAATACTTGGATTCATTGCTTCTTCAATTCCGCCTATCATATCATCAACAAGTAAAAACTTGGAGGCACGAACCTTACCGGCATTCTTACTTCCAACAGACGTGCATTGCACACTTGGAAATGGCTTGTATTTTCCTACGTTGAACTGTTCCATTTTTGCATTGGTGCTTGTAACGTGTAAATCAGGGAAAATTTCATTCCATGTATATTCATCTGTATTTGTCACAATGTCATACACGCCGTCATAATACATTCGTGTAATATCGCCACTATGGGAGTAAAAAAGCGTGAAATCTTTCGGAAACCATCCAATCACCAAGGCATTTAAGAATTTTTCGATTGTGGTTTTACCGGCACCAGGTATTAACGACATACACAAAATGTCGTATTTATCGTCAATCATTCCTTGTAGCGCATCCACAAGACCAATTTTCAAAAATTGTTTTCTTCTTGGCATATAAAAACGTTCTTTTGGTTCTCTTTTCCGTTCCAAATACCGAAAACCGCTGTCTACGATCTTATTTTGCGCTTCCAATAAGAGAACTTCATAAAACTTGTCTATAATTTCATACTTGACCTTGTTTTCAAAAGAATACTTCTCTAATCCCCAAATATCTGTACCTGTCAGACTTAGAACGAGCTGTTCAATCAGTTCTTTCGTCCTTTCAGACACCTTAAGCGCATATGGAATATCTTTTTCCGTCTGATATGCCACTTTGCACGCTTCTATCATTGCATCAATGACCGATTCATCTATTCCGTTATCCGATATATAATTTTCGTATGATTGGATTGCTTGTTGAATTTCTTGACTTGCCATAAGAAAATGGCGCACCACCTTTCAAAATAAAAAAAGTAATGCACCATTTTGCATGATACATAGCCACCATCTCGGCTATGTCATTAGATATTATATCATCCATCCGTTGTAGCATATTTCTGTTCCATCTGGAAATTCCGCGCTAAAAGTCATTGATCCTAGTAACAATATGTATGGTATTACCAATATAACAGAAATAATTCCTTTCGCCGTGCTCATCTCGCCACAACTTTCTTAGAAATCTCCGCAACAGACACGCCACTTGCAGATTTTCTTAATTCCACGTCTTTCCCTTTACAAATTGCTTTCGCAATCGTTCCAGACTGCTCCACAATCTTTTTCTGAATCTCTTTTTCACTCATTCTCTATCTCCCTGTCTTTGCATTTGTTGTCTAACATACAAAATCTTAGTTCTTTTCTACCAAAAGCAGTATCTTCCATTGATTTTACAAGATTTTTGCATCCATTACACCACATTCCTGTTTCATGGTTTTCTTTATTTTCTCTCAAATATTCAAGTTTTCCACTAAGTCTTTCGTTTTCTCTTTTCAAGTCATCTAAATCGAGTAAAGAATCTTTTAGCTCTCTTTCCAGTTTACTAATTTTTTTGAACGGATTATATATTTTCATCTTGCATACCTCTTTTCAAAATTCTATTTCCAATTTCAAATTTTAGTAAAAACTTCCATATCGTAATTTTCTCTTATGTAATCTACACATTTCTGCAAATTTTCTTTCAAAAATTCGTCTCGCGCAATATCAGGGTGTAGTGTATACAACATACAACTATTCTCTTTTCCATTTTCTTTATATTTTTTATAATTAAATGTCATTGTGAACAATGGAATTCGTGTTAGATTTTTTGTTTTTCTCTTTATGTACAGATTACATAACCTCTTTATCATTTTTCATAAACCTCTCAAATTTCCTTTTACACTTGCCGCACAAATGAATTGTATCTTCTTTCGTTAAGAACACTTTTCGTATTGTAACTGTTTCCGTGTCTTTTCCATCAAATTCCGCATTTACGATCGAAATATCGGATTCTCCTCTCATGATTTTCAAGTAATCATCTCTTGGAATTTGTGCTGAAACTTCTTCCGGCAGACAATCAAGAACATCTTCTACCAAATTTTCAATCCGTTCTCCGCAGCGATCACATGTGTACCATTTTTCTTGATGAATCATAATCATTACCCCTTACAATATACTTTGAATCCATTTTTCACATATTCTGCAACCGCTTTTTGCAAATCAGTTTTGTTGTTAAATTTTTCATTCTTCATTTCCGCAATTCCATCTTTCTGCACGGCATAAATCCCCATATTAACAGACCGTTTTGCTATGTCTAATAATCCACAGAACTGCTTTCTATCCATTTCATAAATTTTATCTTTCAAAATCACTTTCATAGCTCGTGAACCTCCCGTAATTTCGCCAACTTGTCCACAAGCACATCAATCGTAGTTTGGAGTTGATTGATTTTAATGCAATCGGATTGATGTCTGTCTTCTAATTTTGAGATTTTATCAAGAAGTTCTTTCTGCTCACATCTTTCTCCATTTGTCACAATGGTTACTAAATTGTAATTTCCTTTTTTGATTTCCTCTCCTGCCTGTATCGTTGCTCTTGGTAGAAGATAGTTTATAAATGTATCTAAATCATTTTTTAATCGAATGTTTTCTTTTCTAATCGTATCATTTACTTTATTTTCTTCATCAGTTAAATTTCTTCCACAGATAGGGCAATATCGAATTGTGATTCCTTTCGATTTTCCAGTCTCATGGTTTGCATAAAGCATTTCATAACATTTTTCGGTATTTTGAATATTCCATGTTTCTTTTCCATTATCAAATTCAATTATCTTTTCATTTTCACAAAATTCGCACATATCCATTCCCCTTTCTGTGAGGTTTCCCGGATAAGAACAACTTCCTAGGATTTTCAGTTGCTCCTATCCGAGCATTCATTTTTTCACCGAGGCAGTGACCTCATGCGCTCGTATATCCGGTAATGGACAGGACGCACAACCCTAACAGGATTTGAACCTATTCCGTGAGAGTCAAAGTCTCATGTGCTGCCATTACACCATAGGGCTTCGTGATGGCGCAATTCTTAGATATCCTTTTTGTCTATACAATCCACCTTGCGCCAGCCGGATTATATCCATTTGGATAAATGAAATGGGAGAAGAAAGAATTGAACTTTCGGTGTTTACCACTTGGGAACGGTTTTACAGACCGCCGACACACAACCAACAGTGACCTTTCTCCCTTAAGCCGGTCTTCCCGGCTTTCACTCGTTTTTATCGTGCCATGCTTGACACTAATTCACTTTATAAACCACCCTCGACCACCAAGCAGTCACTCAATTACTTCCAGCGAATATCCATAGTATTCGGACTACTGCAATCACCGAAACTTGTCTCATCTCCTACGGATTAAGTTTTTTATCGGTTTTATAGCATTGCAGGACTTCAAACCGACCATGAGTGGATTTTTGCTGAATCTTTTTACTCTCTGCCATGTATTCTGCAACGTACACAGAGAAACCAGACTATTTCTCGTATAGTCCTTATGTCTTTATATACCGCGTTCGGTTGAGCGGTTGTCCATTTTATGTCTATGAGGACTTCATAGGGTTTTCTCAACACCTGTCATTCGACTGCCAATATTACCGCTTGTAAGGCTTTTAGTTTGAGACAAGATCATTTTCTGCAACTAGTATGCACCCTCGCTTAATTGTCGGGAGTGGCAGATAATGAATTTCTTTCGAGTTTTCTATTTTTCTTCGGACTCTCGTGTTACTCGCAACCCTGACGCTGCTCTTTTTTTATTGTCCTCAAGCAGTAGTCGGACTTTTGCACTGCTACCTATACGCTCTAGCAAGCGGGTTTCATGTCTTTTCCTTGACTAATCCCCACGAGCCTTTGACAGCTCTTAACAGCATTCCGCTATGGGGAGAAAGGATGAAACAATAAAAAGAAAAACTGCGGCGATTGTGAGGGTGTGGATTTGCACCACACATGAAGCTAGGGACATAACTTCTCGTCTTGACTTTACTCGGTGTCATCTACAACCGTACCCTAATATTCTATACATGCCTGTATATGCACTACTACGCGTTTACCTTTTCCGCCACCTCACAAAATCTTATGAATTTAAAATGAATAATGAATTTAATGCAATGATCAATGCGACCGATCCACTTAACAAGCCCATTCCTGTTTCTTTGGTTTTTAAGCCAAAAATCATTCCGATCAAGAACAGTGCAAACAAAATTACATTAAACGCTAACAAAAATCCTTTAATCATTAATAAATCTCCTTTCCACAATCTATGCACTTCTAAACATGCCTTGTTATCCACGATCCGTCTTCCTGCTGTTCCAGGTATGTGTATAATGGCTCAACATGTTTATGCTTACAGAATAATCTCTTAATCATCTTCATCATTTTTACTCTCCCAATCTTCGCACCAGTGTTCAAAACTTACGAAACCCGCTACATATTCACTTTCACCATTCACACATACATAGCCTTGCATTTTGTCATAGTGACCGTATTTACAAGTTCCGCAACAACAGTTCATGTATATCACCTCTTTTTGTTTTTTTGAAAAATTTTTGAAATCAGCAATTACTTCTCGCTACACATCTACAGATTGAAGACAAAACACCATATTTGCGATATCTTATATTTCCGAGAGCTTTTACAAATTTATATCTTGCTGACGGTATGCACTCCAATCTGTCTTGTGATTTCTCGATAAGATGTATAATATTTCCGAACGCATCTCTGATACGCACAAAAACATTTATCAATTTCTCAAATGCCGATTTAATATCATTTAAAATACGGGTTGTTGTTCCAACTCCATTCTTGATAAAATACTTAAACTGTACAACCGATAATCCGGTTTTCCGTATTTCGATTGCCTGTTCTTCTGTAAACGTTAGTACCACGTCTATAACCTCCTGTTTGTTTAGCGAATACCTCTTTTTGTTGATTTCGGAATTTTTGGGGCTAAGTAGGGCGGTTTTGGCGATCCTGTACAGAGGGGGAGGTACCGTCCTACATTTATCGAACGTATGTATCTATCGAATAAATCCTTATTTATCAAATACATCTATACGTGTTTTATTATATTCGCACCAATGTCAATGATATATTTTAACCTAAATTATTCTCCATTTCAAAATGTTAAAATATATCAATCTTTTTCGCTTCCGATCTGCTTTATCTCTCCGAGTTTTGGCAATTCCGAAGCTGTTAGGGCTCTTTCGCTGGTTCGTTCCTTGCTCACTCCCGGAAGATTCCAAGCGTAATGCCTATTAAGAACTCCTAACACTCCTACCGGGTTCTGCTTGCCAGTTACTAGCTTATTAGAAAGGCTTTCCTCTCGGTAATCATAAATCTTTTTGCCGATGTCTGAACTCTTCGTACTTAGTTTATTCCCTCCATCTCTCCAAGTTGCTATTGTATATCTATCTATTCCGGTTAATAAACTAAACCCTATAGCTGATACTTCTTTATCATATCTCATACAAAGATATATATAATAATCACATACATTATCTACCAAATCATAATTATATGCATTATATGTACTGTCCATAATACTATTATTATTTATAATATTATTTTTTAACTTAAGTGTATCGGATGTCGGGAATACATGGCGCTTAACATACATCAAGGCAGCATTCCATACGCTTTGGCTTTCTGCTTTTAGATCTTCAATATTCTGTTCTTCACAGAATAATTTTAAATATAAATCTATATCATTCTCGAATACTTCTACCGTCTGCTCTGCATCCTGTACTCTCTCCATCTTCTGCGCCTCCTAACACTTAATAATAAAAAAGAGACCCACAACATATAGTTGCGGATCTCCCGAATCCATTCTCACACCGCCGGGAATTGGGCGGATTTAATTGTATTTAATTTTATAAATTAAAAGCCGTCTGTTTCTATGCCATTAATATACACCCGTAAAATATAATTGTCAAGCGGAAAATAATTGTTTGACAATTTGATTGATAAAGTCAAGAATCCGAAAGTTTAATTGATGGCGATTTTCTTTTTATATTTTCTTTCTTTTATTTCTTTTCTAGGTATTATTATATATATTCTTACCGCGCGCGCACGCGTAGGCTGTTCCTTTTGCTGTTCCCTAAATGCTTGTAAGCCCAGTGTTTATAAGGGTTTGCGTTGTTCCTTTTGCTGTTCCTTAGTTGTTCCCTGTTCTTAATTGTGTGTAAATTGCTCGCCTTAAATACGGCGTTTATAGCATTTTACTTTCTGTCCCTAAAGTATTGTCAGATAATTTAAAAATAAACAAAAGAAAAAGCCGGAATTTAACCGGCTTAATTCTTTTGACTCACAAGCTAATTTTCTGCTTCTCCTTTTTTTAATATATTTATAAAACCGCCCCATTTTCCCGGATACCTCTCATCAATCCACTGTTTAAGCTCATCTTCTGTTTTTTTCCCGTGCATGTAGTCTTGTATATACGATTCCGTTTTAACTCTTGCTGCGTTTTTGGCTCCATACGCCCAGTATTGTATTGCGTGTATGATTTTTTGTGATGCAACATAGCCTACCCCACAGTCTTTTAAAAAAAATCTTTCTTTTCCCGATGGGGATATAATACAAGCCGGATAAGCTGACGGAATATAATCAGGCTCACCAGTCACAGCACAAATTCCGTTTTTATGTAGAGTGGATAAATAGTATTCCGTCCAATATAGATCTGTGCCGTCGTTATCTAATCCATATACCGCAAAAGCAACATTTGCTTTATCTAATGGCATTTTTAGGTCAAAGTTTGAGATTATATCTTTTAAATCATGCAAAATATCCCCGTTTTTAACGTAATTATATATCGCGGTAGCATACATGTCTTCGGGCTTTGCTTTTGTATATTCTCTGAGCTGTGATATATATGCTTCGTGTCTGTCTGGTTTTGATCCAAAAGGAGCAACATAGCATAAATTATCATGCAACAAGTGCGGATAATCTCCGCTCGTTCTGCGCCCAGACTCATCCGTACAAGGTACTCTTACAAGCTCCCCTTTAATATCCGGGATTTTTGCGCAAAGGAATTCCCCTTTTAGGTTTAACAATACAGCAATATGCACCGTCATATAAGTATGTGCGATCGGGCACATCTCCACTCCACTCTCGATTAAAGCATCATATGCATTAATAAGGCTTATATATGGACCCATCTTTCCCCTCCTTTATTGCTCTTGTATTTTGTTCTTTATCCATTCAAGTTCTGATTCCGCCATGTCATCTAGATCAGACGGCCAGTATTCTTGGTCAAATTCCGCTCTTGCCTCTTCGTCGAGTTCTGCTAGTAAATCCTCGATTTTGTTTAATTTGTCAATAACCGGATTCCACCACTCAAACTCTTCTTCTGCCATGATATACTCATCAATATCTCCGTCATAATGGAGCGCGTCGTGATTTCCTAAAAGATCTTGCGTCCATTCTATTCCATTCATCCCTCTTGCAATCAATTCTTTTTCCGTTCCGTTTACTAAAATCTTCATTTTATCACCTCATACCTTTCTTTTTTCGATCTGCATTTTTTAATTCGCATGGCGTTATCCGATTGATTTTCATTGTATACAGGTCTTTTTCGCGGGATATATGCTTGTACTGTTTTTTTGTTCATTTTTATTCCGCAGGCTATTGTTTCTATGTCCATCCCATTCCCATATTTTTCCAATATTTCCGCGTGCGTTTCGGATAAAACATATCCATTATTAGATAGCGCTTTTACAATTCTGTTCCAGGAGTATCCTGTGTCTTTAGATACCGCCCTGACAGATAAAAATTTATTATAGGATTCTATTATTTTTTTTTCTGATTCCGAATTTAATTCGCTAGTTTCCATGTGTTCTCCTTTCTCCCTGTTGGGTTATTGCCTTTCGACAATTATATTATATTCTATAATTAGAATATTGTCAACATAATTTCTAATAATATTTTATTTTTTCTTCGTCTGTCGGAATCACTTCAACAATGTCACCCGGCTGCATCTTACACATGATGCATATCTTATTTAATGTTTCTAACGTGATGCTTTTACCTGCTTTTATATTCTGCGCCGTCTGTGCTGGTAAAAGCCTTTCTTTTTGTATGCGTGTCTGATTGTATCCATGTTTTTTTAGTTCGTCAAAAACATCAATTTTATATTTTATCAACTCTTTCACCTCTTTCTATTTATATATAGAAACAATACCACCAAAACAGAAAAAAGTCAATTTTAAAATATTCTAATTTTTGAGTATTTTCCTATTGACATTATTCTAATATTAGAGTATTATAATATCAACAAATAAAACAAACGGAGGTTAAAAAAATGAATGAACTTTTCAAAAATGAAATAAAAGAAGCAGAAGAAAAGCTTTATAAAAAAGGTTACTATGTGGCAAATATGACCGACTGTCACAATGACAAATTCGAAGTATATAACAGAGATTGCGAAGTTGTTATGGACTACTTAACAGTTTCGCAGCTTCAGCAGTTGGCGGAGTTATTATAAGGAGGAAATTAAAATGACAACATACGAACAGGATTTAAAGGAATTAAATATCACATCTGAAGAATTTGATAACATCATTTCAAACATTTACGACAAGACAGCCGACGAAATGGTGACGCTTGCAAAGGCAATAAAAAGCGGCGCGCGTGTTCTTCCGGCAGTTAAGCGAGCGTTTGAAAGGGTTCTAGATATGAGACCAGAAGAAAGGAAAGAAGCAAGAACAATTTATTATAGCGATCTGAATACAATGTGTTTTGATTGCTTGGAACGTGGAAAAACCTGTAAAGGTACAACCTGCCAGACGTGGACAGGGTGCATATACAGAAAAGTAAAATAGTCGAAACGCCTGCGGGCGTCCGAGCAAGACGGCAACTTGTTCGCTGATGATGACAAGCCAAACGAAAGGAGAAAGATATTATGAAAGACTATACAAAGTTTATGAATTGGGCACTTGTAACAATGATAGACAGAAAAACACAGGACGACAGAAAAAGCAAAATAAAAGTTGAAGCATTATTTTCTAATCCGATGCAAGCCGAAAATTACAACGCACCGAACAAGGAAATAAAACGCTACATGATCCACATTGACGATCTAGAAAGATTCGAAGAGTTTTACAACCACGTGCAAGACATTAACGAAAAATTTGGAGATTACGTTATTATTTGGAGCAACAAATAATAGCGGGCGAAATTTCAAAATTAAAAAATTACTAGGCAGGAGAGCGAACCGGGGCGCAATTCCCCGGCTGCCTTTTGGGTTGATATATCCCATTTATTAAAATTTAAGAGGTGAAGAAAATGAAAAACTATGTGATCGGAGAAAAAGATGGGCGTTGTGTTGTTGTGTCCGAAAAAGAAATTATTGAAAACGCTTTACAGCAAGAAAAGGACGGCGTAAAGCCGCATTATTCTTTTTACGACTATAAAAACGGCGAAAAAGCAACACCGCCCGGGTGGATTGTATGGTCATCATTAAACCATGGCTGCGGCGTTGTATATCGCAGAAATGACGGAAAAATGATCATATCAACAGGCACTCAGGGCGATTTTTGCTATTGCTGATTTCTTCCGCTATCCGTTCAGGCGGTCGGCGCGTTTCGAGGGCGTGCAGCGGATTATAGATCCTAGCCCCCAGGGAAAAGGGGAGAAAGCTATAAAATGAAGAAACTACATGAATGCAAAGAATATTTTAAAGGTGTATATACGGACTGTCTTGCTGAAAATGCTTTTGAAAAAAGTATTTTCGAAAGCAAAGAAAGGGCAAGATATGAAACGCAATTTGAAGTGCTCGAATTTATTTTCGGGGAAGATTTTAAAAAAGTAGTCAACAGTTGGCAGCAAGATGCACTGAATGAATTTTTCAAAAAATAAGGCGGATTCTGTCCGCCTTTTCTTGTTGCACCTTGACAAATGCCATGCAAAAGTCTATATTTGACGATATAAGACGTTTTTATAATTATGCTATGATTTTATCGTTTTGCGTTTCAAAATTCCTATACGGCTAAAATACGCTCGTAGTAGTTACGTTGCGCGCTATCCGTGGGACTGTTCATCTGACTTGCCACGCAGCCAAAAGTCCGCAAATTTTCCGGCAGTTCCGCACTACTTCCAGCCTTAAAATCGGTTCAAAATCGGTGTGAAATTTTCAACGGATTTTATCTGAAATTTCGACCCATAAAAGTATATAGGGGGGCTTTAAAAATTTTTGCAATAAAATTTTCGATATTTTTTAGTTCATTTTTCACTTCAATTTTAACTATAGGGGGGGATTTGTTTTTTTCTGCAATATTTTTTCGATATATTCTCCAGAAAAAACGCAATCATTTTGTATAATCAATCTTGACATTTTGTAATCTAATCCTAATTTTCTACAAAACTCTGATAAAGTCATTGTTTCATCTTCGTATTGAACGTGAATGTTGTTTGTTTTGTTATTAGCTTGGGTTTCTGCGTCAGCCCACCTGCAATTCTCTGGTGTATAATTACCGTTTGGATTTATTCTATCAATCGTCAATTCATCGTTATATCCATTATGTATTGCCCATTGATAAAATTTTTCAAAGCCATTGTCTCCGAGCCAAATCTTATTAACCGTAATTCCTTTTTCTCCATAATATTTGTAAGATGAACTGTTCTTGTTATAACATCTATAAATCATATTTCTATATATACCAAGCAATCTATTCCTTGATTTATCCCTGCAAGCAGCATTCTTTCTTCCACAACCACAACTGTGATTATTAGAAGTGTTTATCAAGTATTTCTGCTTTTTTATTACAGCGTTTCCACAATCGCATCTGCACAAATATTCAGCGTCTATTCCAGATTTTTCTGAAAGCAACTTAATCACTTTTAGTTTTCCTATTTTGTTTCCCTCAAGATTTCGATTGCATTTTGCATTTTCGTGATAGTATTTACTTTTAGATTCTTTTTCATCACGTCTCCTTTTTGCTTCTGCTTTTATTTCTTCTGCGTAACAGCCGCAACTAGGAGTTTTCGCTTCTCTTAATTTTTTTAAAGAACGTATAACAGTGTTTCCACATTTACATCTAAATTTCCAATAACTACTCTTACCATCAAAATGATCGTATCCAATTGCAGTTAAATAGCCAAATGTTTGTCCTGTAATATCTTTCCTATTCCAGCTCTTTCGAACTGTCATAACATCACTCATGATCTACACCTCCTAAACCGTCAACTGATATGTTCCGTCAAGAACACCCATAGCAAGCTTCATTCCCTGCACGCCATAGAATATGTTATTCTGATTGGCGCAACCGTTTAACAGTTCGTCAAACTCCTCATACAGTTCTGCGCTGACAATTCCTTTCAGCTTTTCCATAAACGGAGCGAAATATTCCACGAATTTATCTCCGTCTTTTGTTGCAAGTATCTGGTTTTCAAATGTGATTTCTAAAAATTTGTCCATAAAAAAATCTCCTTTCGATGTTTGACAACTACACCAAAAAAAGATACAATAATTGTGCATGCTCCTTTGGTGTGTGCTTTGTGGAGTAATCGTGTCGCTTTGGTCGGTGGAACGATTACTCTTTTTCTTTTAACTCTTTGTATTGAATTTCAATACCTTTTCTTATCACTTCTGATTTGCTCACATTGTTTTTTTGAGAAACAAATTCAAGCTGTTTATTTGTCTCATCGTTTATTCTAAAGTGAACAAGCTTATTGATTGGGTCATCTTTAATTTTCTGACCTTTCATCGGTGACAATATACCATCTCCTTTCACTTAATGTAATTACATATTAATATTGTAATTACATTTTGTCAAGTGTTTTTTAAGAAAATAGCGGTAGATTTCTCCACCGCTATCAGTACATCAAAAATTATTCTGTTTTCTTACTTTTTACGATCGCAACAACTGCTAAAATAGCATTGATTAAACACCATCCTGCCCAAATTTTCAAGTCTGTATAACTTCCTGCCAATACAAAACCGAAAAATGAAGCTAACCCAAAAAGAATAATTAAAGAAATGTTCCCGCCTTTCCCTTTTGTGTTTCTAGTAGCGATTGAAACAATTCCTCCAGCAAGCATTAAGATTGAAAGAACAATTCCTCCACTTCCACCAACTTCCCCTGTTTCCCCAAGCGTGTTTCCGATTCCAACCGCGCAAGATTGAAAAGATACCACTACGAATAAAATAATTGACAAAATACCAGATACCAATTTCCAAGTTTTCATAACAAATTTCTCCTTTTTTATTGTACTTCTAAATTAAATATAGCTGAATACTCATTGTAATCGTCGTCATAAATCGAAACATAGTCTTTAAAGCTTCCGGCATTTTCAACGCCTATCGTAACTTCTGCTTCACAAAACGCTCCTGTAGGAACTGATTCTGGATATTTTTCAGTATCACCGGGATAAGAACTTGCCACTTTTCCGGCATTGTCCACAACTTTCGATTCAAAATTAACATACAAATCTTCTTTTAATCCGATATTTTCATATGTATAATTAATTACATACACTGCGGCTGGATTACTTTCATCAAATTGATTACGATAATCTGTTGCGATTACAGAATTTACAGTGACTTTAAACTTCCCATCAACTTCCCATGTTTCGCCTACTTTAAATTCTTTTGTTTCTTTACTCTCCTCTTCCTTCTTTTTAATTTCTTCTAACTCTTCCTTGTACTGATCGCGTTCTTTTACAACCTTGTCGTATTCCGCTTCTGATACTCCGCTTTCTTTTCCACTTCCACAAGCCGTCATTGATAAAGCCATTGTCCCTACGAGTAACATTGATAAAATTTTCTTTTTCATCCTCATATCCTCCCATTCGTATGATACCAACATTCTACCACAAAAAAGCGTAAAAAGAAAGAAGTAGACTAGGCTACCTCTTACCTTTATTAAATGCACTATTTTTATATGTATTCCACAACCCTGCTGTCGAATATCGGCTTTGTGATAACTCGAAAATCAGTCTTGCTCTTGTCATTTCAGGATTCGTTTTCCTAACATATTGCAACAATTCATCTATTTTATCCATATCGCACCTCTCTTGACATTGCACTCATTAAATCATCCAGAAGATAAATTAAATCTTCTCCATAAATGCTGATCCAGTCTGCAAGAAATTCCTCCTGTTCAATCGGAATTGAAATATTATAGGACATCATAAAACAGTGGCATAATTCGTGGCACAATACTTTTTTAAGAAATGAGCCGGATAACAAATCTGATAGATACACGCAATTATCATTTCCATCTGTAACACCTACAGTCAAAGACCCATCACTTCTATGCAGTTTTTCACTTGCAGCATTTGCAAATTCAATGTGCCAAATTCGATTATTGATTATAAACGTCATATTATCACCTACTTAAAAAGGGGACAATTAAGTCCCCTTTACGCCTAAACTACCTTTTGAGCAAGTACCTGCAACTTATTCTTAAGCAACGTCTTTTCTTCATTGGACGCATCGGAAATCATTTCAGAAATATCACTTCCAAGTTCCGTAATGTATTTCTCGAGCTCTTTCATTTTGTGTTGCTTGCTCTCGGGCGTATTATCAGAATGCATTTCTTTTGTTTCCATATAGGAACGTCTACTCATGCCGGAGCGACCTTCTCTATAATCTCTACCGGATTCTCCGCCATAATAATTCCGATTTCTTCCTGAAGATGTGGAATTTCCTCTTTCTGTAGAACTAGAATTTGTGTTCATTCCTCTTTCGGAATAATACATTTTACCCATGTTTCTGTCCATGTCACGATAGTATTCCATATCTTCTTCGTTTCTCATATACGGCGGAATATGATAGTAAGGTGTTGTGTAATTACGCCTACCGTCACCCCTACTCATAAATCGACCGCTTGTCTTACTTCGTGGCTGTCCTCTGTAAAATCTGCGTGCCTCTTCTTCATCCTCCATGCCGTATTCTTCTTTCAGCATTTTGATGAAATACTTTTCGCTTTCTTCATCTTCTTTTTCTGCCTTGTCCATTGCTTCTATGATTTTGTAATCTTTATCATAGCATACAATGTTTTTAATGATTTCAGACCACGCTTTTAATTCTTCAACTTCTGCCAAATTGAGATTGTCAATTCCTTTGCCTTCTACCTTTGATTTCAGACATTCTGCTATCTGTTTTGCTAATTTATGCATTATGCGTCACCTCCTACCGGACTAGGTGCTACTGCTGTTCCCTCTCCGTTAATTGCTCTCAAATTATTTGTTGCGCAACAAACTCTTTTACACAATCTAAATGTGCCGGAATCTGCGGATGTATGAACAACAGTTGCATATCGCGTTCTAGTTTTAATTCCGCAAGCTGTTACCTGATTGCATCCCGGCTGTGTAAGTGGATATAGTACTGCTCCGGTTCCAATTTGAATAAACACAGGTGCATTGATTACTGTTGTATCAGGAATTGCCTGTCCAACAACAATACAATATTTTTCTTTATCGTTATAAGAGCCTGCCGGGATTCTTATAACAAGACCTGTTCCGGCTGTATATACGACTGATTCCGAGATAACCAAGCGATCGCAAAGCCGGCAAGTATTTTTACAAGCCATAATATTTTCCTCCTTAAATCAATATGGGATAAGCCTTTAGACCTATCCCATAGAAATGTTATCAGCCTAAATCGGCGAGTTTTATTCAATTATGCACATCCGCAACCACAAGAGTTGCAGTTCGGAACCGCTACTGGTGTAGGCGGATTTACCCAATAAGCCGGCTGCGGACAATCAGCTCCAAGTCTGCGAATTAATTCCGCTGTCTGTGCATCCTGACTCGCAGTGATATAAGCATTTTGTGCTGTCTGAGAAGCTTGGAATTTAAGACTCTGATTTTCAGCCTGCAAAGATGCGATCTTATCCTGAGTCAGGAAATCAAGAATTGCTCTTGTTCCTGCGTTCTGCCCTTCAATAATGTCTCTCGTACTGTTTTGGATCGTCTGTCTTGTATCGCAAGCCTGTGTTGCCATGTCATAACGAACCTGTGCGATTGCTTCCCTGTTGTCGCAGCAACACTGAGCCAACTGTGCAGACATATTACAGAAACCACGCTCTACGCCATTAAATCCCTGCATCATGCCCATATTTACGCCGTTGATCGCGTTGTTTGTTGCGTATGTGCTGTCACAAATACCCTGCTGAATTGCAGTAATTCCACTCTGCAAGTTATTCAGAGCGAATCCCTCGTTTATGTCGGCGCGTGTTGCAAGCCCTTGTAATCCCGGTGAATTTGCTCCACCGTTACCGCCAAAGCCAAAGCCGTTACCCCATCCTCCAAAAATTGCGAAAATGAGAATAATCCAGATCCATCCCCAACCGTCGCCGCCAAAGCCATTTCCGTTGTTTCCATTACCATCAATAGAAGCTACCAATGGAACGGAACAATTACCTGTATTGAACATATTAGATGTCCTCCTTATTTTGTTTATTCATAAAGAGGAACTTAAGTATTATGCCGGCAACCTCTAATATGCTACATTCCTAATTGCTGTTTTACTTTTGTTATCGCTTCATCCGGGTTTATCCCTTTTTCCCTGCATAAATTTCTTGCGAGTTCTTCAACCCCTTTTGAATCTCCTTTTTGTGCCATTTCAAACGCGTTTTTCATAATCGGATTATTCATAGACGGATTATTCCCCATCATCTGTTGAAAAATCTGCTGCGGATTTCCTCCATTTTTCATCATTTGACCAATCATCATTAAGGGATTCATTGTTCTTCACTCTCCTTTTTAGTCCTAGAAACCGCTGTTTTAGTTATAGGTTTAGACATAGATTTTTCTAATTCTTCTATCTTGTCTTTTAGTTCATCAAACCTTTGCATAAATACCTCTGTAACCTCGTTATTCATGCCTATTTTCATTTCTGGTGGAATAGACACAGAATTGTTTGCCTGTTCCTCTAAAACCGGCTTAAAAACAACTGTTGCGATTGTTCCGTTTGGTGTCCATGACTTCAAATAAATCTCTGACATATCCTTTTTCGGGAAGATCGCAACACTTCCATCCATCGGAACGTCGTTTGCTGTGATTTGCTCTACAGCATCTACCATTTTCCCGTTTAATCCGATAGGCTGATTTGGCAAGGACATTTGTGTCCCTACCATTTGCGGCTGCTGCAACGTCTGCTGATATTGTTGTAATCCTGCTAACCTATCCATATATGGCTGCTGTGGATTGTACTGCTGCCCATAATTATTCATCTGTGGATAATATTGCGGATAAGTCTGCATAAGGGTATTCCTCCTTTATTTCTTCCATTACATCTTGAAAAGCATTTACAACAGTCGATTGCATACCAACCGGAAGTTTCTGCATTTCTTCATTTGAAAAAATTCTTTCTAAAAATTCATCGGTAAACATACAGTATACCTCCCTATACTTAAATTTTCGCATAAAAAAAGAACGTGAAAATATCACGTCCAATTCATTTTTATATCAAGGCTCTTTATAAAATTTACTACACATTTACTACACAATCACTACACAATTTTCGTATAAAAACATATAGATTGTTATAGATATTTATAACTTACAAAATCTATCAAAGCAACGCAAAATTGCTGTTTTATATGTATTTATAATTATTTATAGATATATATAATTTTAGTCAATAAATTACAATACCTAGTTTCATTTTTATCTTTACCTGTCTAAAAACCCTGCAATTTTACGGGTTTTCGCCTTTCTCTATATTTTTACTACACAATTTACTACACAATTTTTAGGACTTTTTCTATCTTTTCTACCTCTTTTAACTTTTCATCTTCTGTAACATGCACGTATAGATTCATGGTGATACCAACATTCGAATGCCCTAAAATAACTTGCAATGTTTTGGGTCTTATTCCTCCCTCTATTGCTCTAGTTGCATACGTGTGTCTTAGAACATGCATTGAAAATCTATCGATACCAGCCTTGTCACATAATTTAAATAAGGACGTATCGTAAGCAGAATTCTTTGTTGGCTCACCCTTTCTGCATAAAAACACAAAGTCTTTAAACTGAATATTGATCACTTTTATTTCTTTCAACTTTTCTTTTTGTTTTTTTAATATAGAAATAGCTTCTTCTGTTAAAGGAACGTCGCGATATCCAGATTTACTTTTGGGTTCTCCTATTCGCCATTCGCCAACAGAGTGTCTGTATTCCATACTTCTCTCTATATGCATTACCTTTCTCTTAAAATCAATGTCAGACCATTTTAATCCGATAAGTTCCCCGGTACGCAATCCAGTTTGTAATAAAAAAGCAAACTGATTATAATTGCTAGTACCTTTTGCAGTTTCCAAAAATTTCTTTTGCTCTTCAATAGTCAATGCGCGAACTTTTTTAGGCTCTTTCCCTATATTATACTTAACAGATTTTGTTACCGGGTTCTTTAGTATAACATCATTCTCGACAGCATCTGAAAACATTGAATACAAAGTAATTCTAGTTTGATATATCGTTGAAGTTTTATAATCATCTTTCATCTGATTTAATACGTTTTGGCAATGCATTGGCTTTACTTCTGATATGAGCATATTTCCTATGCAACGATCAATATTGTGTTTGAATCTTTCTTTATAATTTCTTATTGTGTTTGGTCGAATACTGTTCCCTTTAATAGTTGTAATCCAATATTCAAACCAAGCTTTAACTGTCATGTTCCCGCTTGCATTGATTCCACCATGTTCATCTTGGAACCTAGCGTCCGCATACCACTTCCGACATTCCTGTAATTTAGGAAAATATTTTTGAATAGATTTTCCGGTTGCTTTACTTACAAATCTTGCTGTATATAACCCGTCCTTTCTTTGAGAAATTCCAACACCTAACTCTTTTCCTTTTAAATCCTTTCCCATAGTATTATATCTCCTTCCAAAAGAAAAAGAGCCTTGATATAGTCCTATATAATACTATAATAAGGCTCATATGTCTATATTACAACTCTAAAGTATTATTTAAAAATTTTTCAAATTCCTTTCTTTTTATCAATTTTTTTCTTCCGACATAAAGAACAAACGTACATTTTGGGTCTTTTGATATCTCATTTAATTTACAAATCCCGATATTGCTATATTCCGCGGCTTCTTCGATCGTTAGATTTGCTTTCTCCCATATAGGAACCTTGTTTTTCATATCTAATTCACTTCCTTCTACTTTATCTCTGATTGCTGATATTTTTCTTCCCACTGTTGCTGTAGAACATTTTATGTAAGATGAAATTTCTTCATAGCTTTTCTCTCTTATCAAACAATCAATAATAACTAAATCTTCATCTACAAAATTGCATACATTTTTTAATTCTTCAAGTTCTGGCTTAGTCAATGAGGATAAATATTTTCCTAATCGCATAAGCCTTAAGTTCCTTTCTATTAAATTAATACATTTTTTCGTTTTAACCAAGATTCTGCTGTTTCTCTTCGCATCTGCTCTCCCTGCTCCCGGATCAGCGCCGCCGCCTGGTATGGCTTGTGCTGCATCTGCCGCTTTGCTGACTCCGAAGGATCATGCTCTGCCATCTGCTCAATCCCACGCCGTCGGATGTTCTCTGCCTGCTTCTGGCGCTGGGCTTCGTTTGTTTTGGTCTTTCTCAGCATTTCTTTTCCTCCTTGTACGGCTTCGGAAGTGGCTGCCATGCAATCACGCATCCTTCTTCATCCCATTTTCCATTTTCAATTCCACACATCCCTGTAAACGGCTCATCAATTCCGCATAATTCTCCATCTAGTGTGCAAAGGTATGTTCCATTTTCTGGCAACCGCTCTTCCACCGGAATCCAACCGTTATCATCACAAGATACTTTTGCTTCTCCGCAAAATTCAAAGTAATCATTAAGCCATTTAACAACATAATCCAGTTTGAAAGAACTATACCCAATCGTATATTCATCTTCGCCGACTTTTTTGAGCTTAATATGATAATATGGTTTTCCATCAATTTGTCTGGTTATTATCTCTGCACTCGTTACTTTCTCCTTTTCGGAAGTAACTTCATCCATGTGTGAGCGGATGATTTCCTCTACTTTTTCAATTCTTATGCTTTCCAAGTGCATATTCCCAAGTTTGGCATTGTCTCTTATCTCTTCCAATATCTTCTCTAGTACGTTCATTGAATCACTCCTTTCATTTCTCTTGCTATTTCCCTTGCAAGTCGATACATATCAAGATGTTTTTTGCTTCACCTTTCCGAGTCTCTTGCGAGTTCACTCTTAAAAAACTCGCAAGAACTCAATTACTCAACTTCTATTTAATTGCTCCATTCTATGTCTTCATTCAACTTATTATTGTCAACGTCTCTCTTGGTGTAATACTCTGAAAAATCAATCGCTTGTAAGCAAGTAGAACACCCTTTTAAAGAGTTTGAGATTCCACCACCTCGTTCAGTATCTGATTCATATATCGCAACAATAAATCTTCCGCAATTCGGGCAATGAAAACGAAGTAATCTTCCTAAATTATGAGTATGAGGAACTTCTTTCTTTGTTTTAATAATTGGTTTCTTCGGCAACTGCTTTTCCAGTGCTTCGATGGCTGTTCTCGCATTATCAGCAACGATTGTATGATCACAGATATCATAGTTATCGCACTCTTCACACACTGTATCGTCTGCAAATGACTTCATGCAATATATCGCTTCTCTAACTTTCTTTACGTCCATCTTTCATCACCTTCTCGTAGCATTCTTTTAATTGTTCATCGGAATAGTTTCTAAAAGCGCAATTTCCACTACCAATCAAAATACACGGTCTCGGACACAGACATTTGTTTTTATTGCAGAACTCATAACACGCACCAATCATCTCTTCTCTACTTGGTTCAACCTCAATCTTCTCTCCTGTCAGTTCTTCCAACTTCTGTCGCATTGCTTCGGCAGTCATGCGCTTGGTTTCTTTGCGATCCCAGATAATTTCAAGATTGCAATCTTCAAGTAGACCTTCTAAATTGCTCGAGCAATCATTCCTTACCTTAAAAACTCTAACAATGTCATATGCTTTATTGTGAAATGAATGTTCTGTTAAATCATCCCCATATCTGCTTAACCTGTTGTAACCACTATTTCTTGTAGCTATATTTCCAAGCACAAGGTATCTTCCTCTTTCTCTTGTTTCAATCACCATACCATCTTTCAAATCTGCTTTTGTAAATTCCTTTTCCATATTATTCATCCTTTCCGCAGCAGTACCCGACCATTGCTCCGATCAGAAACGCTGCCAGTATCAAAATTCCTGTTGTCACTTCTTATATTTCTTTTTCTTTCTCACAAATCCCTTTAAAACATTTATCCCGGTTTCGTCACATAACGCTTCATTCATCAAGAGAAAGTAGTTACTATCTTCTTCCGCGTAATGCAGTTGTTGAACTGCAAAATCGATGAACCTAATAAGTCTCTTTTTTGAATATCACTCATGCCTGTGCAGATAGTCTGCTGTGATCAAGAAGAATAAATCTAATGCATTTCTCAAATCCTTACTATACTTTTCGTCAGATTTTTTGCTTTTCTATTCTCTTATGTGCTTTGTTCGCCCAATTCATTTCCCTTTCACCCGTTTCTTTCTCTTCCGTTTTGAACTGGCATACATAAATGCAGCCATATTCCCTTGATTAAAGCCAATTGACTGTTTCCTTGGACTTCCATTGAAACTATGCTTTATTGATTTTGCCATTCATATTCACCTCCATCAACTTACTTTCTAGTGAATCCATGTCGTACTTCCTACGCTCGAAATTATTATAATTTCTTACATTCTTTTCATTCTTTCTTTCTTGTTTGTGTGCTTTTGATGTTCCTTTGTTGTTCTTTTGTTGTTCTTTTGATGTTCCCTGATATTGATAAACATCATAATTCACAATGGTTATTGCTGTTCTTTTGTTGTTCGCACTTCGGACAATCATGGATTCACTTTCCAGAAACTTCAAGAACAACTGAACCTTTTTTCTTCCCCATCCCCACCTGTCCATCAATTTCAGTTCAGACGTGATAAAACTACCACGCTTAATTTCTTCTACCTTATTCCCGACCATGCATTTATTGTCTGAATGATTCGACATAAGAATAAGGTCAATCCATGCTTGCCCTTTTGAAAACGGCTTATCACTCCATATTTCGTGATACAAAATGTCTCTATGTATTTTTATCCAACCGCTCATACCGAGACCTCAATTCTTTGTTCTTCAAGTTCTGCATTCTTAATCAAACGCTTTTTTCTTCACTCAACAGTTCCTTAAACTTCTCAAACTGTCGCTGCGAAATCTTGTTATTCTTCTTATCATCTCTAATTTCGATTTTAAGATGCTTTTCTGCGATAGACGATAATTCCCTAGCAAGGTTGATTCTTCCCTGTTTTATACCATCCCTATACCCTTTTTGCGGTCGATAATCCGCGATCTGTGTCTTTCCCTCGCCTTGGCTCCCGGAAGTTTTGTTTCGCAACTGATAACCTTTATCCGCATACTGCTTAATCCATAACTGCTCCATTTTATCAAGCAAATTTGTTGTATAGTTTCTAAAATTAACCTTCCACCCATACGGATTCTCTTCTGAATACAAACCATGCTTTTTCAGCGACAAATCAATATGCTGATAACCGACAAGGTGTTGCGCAAGTCTAGTCAAAATGTGCACTGCCTGTCCGATGTAAGCGTACCGGAAACCGTTTTCATCTTCTCTTGTCAGAAAGTAAATTCCACTTTCATCATCTAACCTCGAATTAACCTCAAGCAACCGTTGTTTATTCTTTTGCTCAATAGCCTTTATTTGTCTAAAGTTTTGATAACTCAATCTTTGTCACCGCCTTCTTTTAATTAAATGGTAATTCTTCGTCTATTCCATCAGGAATGTTCATGAACCCCTCCGAATCGGTAGGCATATTACCAAAAGGTGACGGACCAGCCTGCACATTGTTATTCTGCTGATTCGCATTTTTGCTTTCTGCAAATTCCTGTTGCTCAACGGAAACATACGCTGATTGTCTTTTGTTTCCGTACCTGTCTGTGTAGTTATCAATCTGCATGCGACCACGAACGATCATCTTCACACCTTTTGTGATATACTTTTCTGCAAATTCAGCAGTTTTCCCAACTACCTTGCACATGATAAAATCTGTTTCTTTATCTCCGTCTTTTTTGTACGGTCTATCAACTGCAAGAGTGTAATTTCCAAATGCTGTCGATTTTTCACCAGTGGAATATCTAACTTCCGCGTCTCTGACCGCGCGTCCCACAATTACGATACTATTCATTCCTTGTCCTCGCTTTCTGCTAATTCTTTTATAATGTCCGGTATAATCTGCCGATACATTCTTTGTTCTTGCATAAAGAATGCACAAGCACCGATCGCTGATTCTTCACTTTCTCCGTGTCCGACATTCTCAACCGCTTTATCTGCTAACCCTCTACATTTCTTCGCTCTTTCTTCGCAATTTGATAAAATGTCTTTTACTTTTAATGTTTCTTTCATGAATTTTCACCCCATTAAATTTATTAAATTAATTAATATTGCAATAGAATTCATTATTAAGCAAGAAACCAACATAGGAGTGCTATTTTTTGTTACCATTGAATAAACCAAACACCCAACCCATACTAAAAAAGAAATGATAAATAATACATACAAAACTTCCATATTTCTTCCTCAAAACGGTTCTAACCGTAATTCCCTTTCTATACCTTTTTCTGCCACCCATACATCCACATCACAATCAACTAATTCTGCTATTTCTTCTCTGAAACGCTTTGGATTGCCATTCTGTGAACTTAAATGTAGTAAGCCTACGCTTCTTAGCATTTGACTATTAATCGTCTGTATGAGCCTTTTACAAGTTTGCAACTCTAAGTGACCTTGAAGTACATGATTTGATTTTCCTTGATTTTCTTCTACGTCCAAATAATCCTCGGAATAATTACACTCAACCATTGCATGGGTGATACCACTTTTTGAGAAATCGTATTTGCAATATTCCGCATCTGTAATAAATAGCAAGCAACCTGTTTTTTCTTGTTTAATCAAGAAACCATCACACTCTGTTCCATTATGCGGTGACTGAAACGGAACTACATGGAACGAACCTATTTTTGTAACACGCATACGATTCATTCCAACCGTCTTTTCACCGTAGATTGTTTCGATACGTTCTTGTACCTCATCAGAGGCGTAACACTTGATACCGTATTTCATGTACTGTTTGATATACTTTGCATGGTCTCCTTAACCATGCTCATGAGAGATAAGGCATCCGGCAACTTTTCCTGTCTGATAATCAATAGCACGCAACATTTCTTTCGCCGGAACTCCACACTCTATAAGAAGAATTTCATCATCTGAAATCAGTGCATATCCATTACCACTGCTGCCGGAATTTATACATTTCATAAGCATTAGACCACCTCCTTATAAACATTTTCCTTTCCATCGATCATCTGACCGAATATTGCAACTAGAACATTCTTAACTATAGAATTACCAGCTTGCTTATATAATTGAGTATTTGAATTTACTTCTTGTGCTTTTTCAAAGTCAGAATCTTTAAAATCCATCAACCTCCAACATTCTCTCGGAGTTAGCTTTCGTATTCTATATTGTGTAGCAATGCAATTATTGGCATAACCATGCGTTCCTGCTTGAAGAGTTGAACTTAACCCATCATCTGAAATAACTGTACCGTATTGACTTTTATCACTAGAAATTTGTCCGATTTTACAAATATCTTGATTCTGTGCTGTTAAAGTAGGACGAACATTTCCACTATCTTGAACTCTTCCTCTTCTTGTTTTACTGTTTGGGTAAGACAGATCGGCAACCCCTCCAACTTCGCATTCGATATATCCCTCTTTTGTTGCTTGTTTAATTTTTACAGTTTCCATTACTAGATTGTCTTTCTGTACACTTGTAAGCGTATTGATTGTTCCGTTTTTATTTACTTCCAAGCGTTGCTCTGTATGTATTCCTGACGTTCTGTCTAATGGATTCTCTGGATTTCTACCACGCATAGCAACACACACCATATTATCTTTCTGAACGGATGTTAAAGTGTTTGAACACCCATCTTTTCTGAACGCAGGCTCTCTAAATTCATTAAAACCATGTTGGATTTCATGATTTTCATATTGTTTTCTAAATTTTTTACCTTCTTCTGTACGGACCATTCTAATTACATCTGCTGTTGCGATTTTAATTTGTTGTGTTCCGCCACCCTCTATCGTTGTAATGTTAGGGCAAATTCCTTTTTCGTCATACACAGTATTTGATTGATGTTTTCCCGTTCCATTGTCCATAAATCCTAGTTGCTTTGGCTTGTCGATAACTTTTGGTTGCAATCCATCTCCATCACAAGTGTTTATCGTTGGCGATAATCCGTTTTTATCGTATATCCTATTAGCACTTTCAAATGTATGGTCCAATGTATTGTCCATTTGACCTATAATTTTTACTTCCATAAAAACCACCACTAAATCATTTTTTTCAGCTTTGATTGTTCTAAACGCATTCTTCATAAGCCTAGTTCCGAATTTATCACTATTATTGCAATAAATACTTCCTAAGATTTCTTCCATTGCTCTACTACTCCATTCCCAAACTGCAACTTTCCGTATCCTTTGTAATCTCTAGTAAGTAAACAAGTTGCCGTATCTGTTTTTCTTCCAATGTTTTCATTGTTCAACAACCACGATTCCGTCTTGACTTTGATTTGAGATTCCGCAGTCATATCTTGCTTTGATGCAGTTTGCAACATCTCGTTTCCTTGGATTATTGATTGTTCCGTCAACGACAGTTCTGTCTGTCTGTCTGTCTGTCTGTCTGTCTGTCTGTCTGTCTGTCAACATTTTATTTTCGAGAGTTCCGTTGTCAATCAGTTGCCGAATCAATTTATCTGCCTTTTCGTTGTTAATGTAATATTTTTCGTCAACTTCATCTTCTAAGTAATCTTTCATCTTCTTTGTCAATTCGATCGGCTCCGGAAACTCATATTTAAAATTTCCTAAAATGCTAACCATAAAACATCTATTTCTGTTTTGTGCAACTCCGTAGTTTTTAGCATTTAAGTCTTGCCAATAGTTTGAGTAACCTTTGTTTTTAAGAAACTTAATCCACTCCTCAAAATCTGCAATATTCTTCTTTCCATGTACTTGTGGCACGTTTTCCATTACCAAAACTTGTGGAAGATTCTCAACCTCATTCAACAATCTTTCGACTTCCCAAAGTAATCCCGATCTCGTTCCATCGCCTTTAGCCATTCCTTTGCCTTTGCCTGCTACCGACAAATCTTGGCACGGAAATGAATACGTCATCAAGTATGTAAATTTTTCTACATCTTCAATTCCTAAATCCGAACCATGAATTTGAGTAATATCCATCGTCGGAAATGCCGTCCCGTGAATTGCGTTATAGCTTTTAATAGCATACTTATCAAATTCAACCACTCTGTAATGTTCAAAATCAGCACCCAAATCTCTAAGAGCCATCGCTTGACTTCCAACTCCTGCGAAAAGTTCAATCAACCTAATAGGGGTTTTAATTTTGAATAAAGGCTTTTCATTGTCAAAAAGGCTAAATTGTTCAAATCCAATCATTCTCTCTTAATCCTTTCCAACTGCCTGTTCAATTTCTGTGTAATCATCTGATTTACTTCCGGTGTAGAAAGAAGCAGGTATTCCATCTGCCATAACATAATCTGCACATCCGCAATTTCTTCAACCAAATTGTCTCTGCACTCTGCAATACTTTTCTCAGTCCTTTGACCGTTTCCGCAAACTCTCCACCACTTATTGATCGCCTGTGTCAATTCCGCCATCTCTTCAATGCACTGTCTGCTTTGCGAGTCATATCCGTAATGTTCGGCAATAATCTTTATTTTCTCTGCTTCGTCCATGCTATACATCCCCAAATTCGTTAATAGCTTTTAACTTTTTTTCCAAGTTATCTATTTCACTTTTCTTAAGATCAATGGCTCGATCAAAATAATGTGCAAATATTTCTTTTGCTTTCTTATCATCTTTTTCTTCTAAGACAACTACGTTTCTTCCGATTAAACTCGCAACATCTTCTTTTTTAACGAACGAACTAAAATATCCGTCCGGGAATCTGCTTATCGGTTTATAAGTTTTTGGCTTTTCGTCCACTTCACATTCAGAATATGTGAGTTTTGGATTACTTCCGTATAGTCCTTTCAAAATGTAAAAATGTAATTTCATATACTATACCTCCACATCTTCATCTTTCGGAAACTGAAAAATCACATTATTGACATATTCGATTTTCGACTTTTTATCATCTGTGATTGTGATAATTCCGTTCGTTTTTGTTATTTCAAGTAATTCCCTAAACTTTTCTGAAGGTTCTATATTTTGAAAAACAACTGGCATCCCTGTATAAGCACTTCTCAACATTTCCATTGCTTTCATGGCTTTTTCTTGTATAGAATATTTTGCAACTGATGACATATACAATTCTGTTGGAGGAGCAGTGCAACCTATCGTTGCTACAATCCTGTTGTCTTTTGTAATTGAAAATACAAATTTCTCATACGGAATATCTTGCATTCCATCCTGTGATATAATTCTCATAGTTGATCTCCTTAATATTTTTCTTTCCACTTATTGCAGCAAAAATCAATAGCGTGTACATATGTTTCAAGTTCATCGCAGAATTGTTCTCCGTCTTTAATATCTCCATTAAACCAAAGACAAGTGCCGCAACAATGATTTCCGCCGGATAATTCTTCCGTTGTTAATCTGTCTTTCACTTCTTTATCCCTCCGTCACGAAACTTGGTTCTTCTTTCGCTTCCACGTCTGCCACAACTTCAAATGGCTGTGAATTTTCGTTTTCTGCGATTTCTCTGTGTGCAATCTCGCTTACATCTGTTTCAATTTCCATTCCAGCCATAAAGTTACTCTGCTGAGTCGGATTCTCAAAATCAAGTTCAATATGTTTGCAAAGTCTATGCAGCACTGTCTTTTTATACATTTCCCCGGTGAAATTCTTCCAAGCCGGAGAATTGCTCGCCTTACTGGATTTTCTTGTGTTCTCCAAGTCTGCAAGGCTCATTGTGTCGTATACCATTCCCCCATCGGCGAATAAGCACACTGCAAATGCGCCAATAATCTTTCCATCATTAAAAGCCTTTGGTTTGAAGTTGATTCCCTGCTCTCCGTTTTCGATAACTTCTTCGAATTCATCACCTTCACGAACAAGTTTTGCGTAAATATCCTTGATTGGACGGATAGAATACTTTTTTGCGAGTTTCTTTGCTCCACGATAATCCGTCTGATAATTCAACTGGCTTCCATATGGAACGAGGTATGCTTCTTTGTTGAAGAAGTCCAAGCCCAGCGTAGCACCTTTCATCAAGCCGGACATAATCTCCGACTGCTTATACTCCATGAGTTTTGGGTTATCGTGGATCAGCGCAAGAGTATTCTGCACGAATCTCTGTTTATTAAAATCTTTCGGAAGTGCGTCATTCACGCTATCCAGTTTCTCCATTAAAGCCATATCAAATGTCTTTGGTTTCTGTGCTACCGTTCCTGCATTCTGTGTTACTACCTGTGTATTCTCTGACATAATTTATTCCTCCATTTTTCTAATAGCCCTATAAAACTTCCCTTTTTCCAAATTGTTTATAACAATTCTTAACTGTAAACTTTTTACCACTTCGATGTGCATTGACTTATCTCTGTTTCCCCAAAATATCCATGTCTGCTCCATCAATTCTTGAAAGCTCGTAATTTTTTCTCCAACCAAAAATTTCCTTTTCGACTTTAAATATTCTTGGTGCTTTCTAAAATTCTCACATTCATAACACTCATTTCTGTATGAACGATAATGTTTTCCGTTCCTCTCATAAGATAATGCGCAATATCTACACGGGTTTTGTTTCACGTGATATTCCTCCTACAATAATCCTTTGTTCAATTCACATAATTGGAATTTTATTCCATCAATTTTCCCATCTTTAACAAACCTCTCTCTGTCTAAAATGCAGATGCTTGAATTGTCAATATCTTCTTGATTAACTAAGACCGCAAAAATAGCCCCCTCTTTTTTCATACTTTCTTTCAATAATTCCATAAGGAATATCATGTATTCTTTGATTTCTTCTGACATTTAATCCTCCATTTCTTCTGCTACTCTCAATTTTCCATCGTACTTATAAACTGCACCATCGGATGTATCTACTTCTGTCACAACTGCCTTTGCTTTCCCGGCTTTTACAACATCCCCAAGTTTCGGAATGAAATTGCAAGCAAAAACATAGTCTTTTCCGATAGGCTCTCCATGTTTTAAGTATCGTGCTTTAATTGCGATCATTTACATTCCATCCTTTCTACAACTTGATTTACGATTTTTTTACATTCTTCCTCGCAATAATCAAGAGTCCGAATGGGATTATCCTCATTGCAAACAGAGAAATATCCTGTGCTTTCCAATAAATCTATCTGATTCATAACTTCCGTTTCATCTGCGAACAATTTTTTAGCTGCCTCCACATCGTACCCATCAAAACAATGTGCGCAATCAAAACCTACCCAGAACAAATCTTTCCGTTCCTGATGATATAAATGGTCGCTATTATATGTAATACCTCCGTGACAACCAATATTATCTATATCAATTTTCACTTCTTTCGGAATCCCTACATATCCGCAACGATAGCCAGTTGGCATAAACAGAATTACGCATGGAAATCCTTTGTATTCAAATTGCTTTTCTAATTTGGGCATCGCCATGTTACACCTCCACTTTCAGTTCCTTGTCATCTGTTACATACATGCATATAAGTTGTGACTGAACATCAGGCAAGTTATCTTTTGAAATCGACTCTGCATTATCTAAGAAAATAGGGCAATCAACACCATTCAACTTAGAAAGAGAAGAGATAATATCTAAGCCAGCGATAATTCTATGCCCGTTATTTAATGATGAATACGGAACGCCGTTTACCGTACATTCGCAACATTCTTTCAAACCACCGTTTATCTGATTTTCAAACAATCGGAACGATACAACCTTAAACTTCTCGTTAATCACAGAAGAAATTCGATTCATTTTCTCTCTGATAAATTCTTCTGTTAAATCAATCATTTGTTCCTGTTCTGCAATCTTCTGTCCGACTTCCGCTTTCTCTTTTTCCAACTCTTCAATACGCTCTTTAACTTTTGAATTGTCCGCAGATTTGATTTTCGCAACAATATCTGAGATTTCATCACGCAAAACAGCTTTTTTTGCTTCTAATTCTGTTTTTCCAACCGTTTCTTTGCTCATTTCTTCGATTTCATTTTCCAAAGAAATGATTTGTTCGCTGATTTTCTGATATTCCGCATTTTTTGACATATCTGCTACGGATGGGATTGAATCAATGATTTCTTCCTTTTCTTTTAATTTTTCTTCGCATTTTGCGATTTCTGCATTGATCGCTTCCAGTTCCTGTTGTTTATCATTAATAGCTTTCTGATATTCTCGGATATTATCCGCTGCTTTCTGTCCTTTTTCTGTAATGGATTTCAGATTGTTTTCTCTGTTCTTTTCAAACTTTTCTTTATCTGAAATGTAGCGTTCTTCATATTCAGCCTTCGATTTTTTATATCTCTCTTCATCATTTTTCTTTCTTCTCTCATAATCAGAAATAAGATTTTCTCGAACTTTTTTTGGAAGAGGCCGATCGCAAGTGGGACAAGTTAAGTCATCTTCTGTAAGTTTATAAGATGGCGCATACTCTGGGAATGGCTTCATTTCTGGAAATGTGCTTGCTTTTTCACGTCTCCATTCATCTATAAATTTCTTTTTATCAGTTTCCGCACTCTCTTTTTGCTTTTCTGCGCTTTCGATATCCACCGCAATAGAATTAGCCTGTCTTTTCAAAGACATTAGTTTTTCTTCTACTTCGTTGCGTTCAGAAGCCACACCTCTTCTCTTTTCCATCAGAATCTCTGTTTCTTTATTACTGATATCACTTAAATTAAATTTAAGGTTCATCACCAGTTCTCTCTTGCCGTTAATCTCTTCATTTTTCTGCGAACCACAAGCAAGCTCATCTTCCACTTTTTTCAAAGCCACTTCTTTTGCCAGCTTTTCGATTTTTAACTCAGAAACATTCACCTTTTCAAGCTGTTTTGATACTTCATCAATACGAGCCGGAATCTCGATCATTTCCTTATTTAATGTGTTTTTTGACTTTGCGTATTTTTTAATAATACTGTCTGCTTTTTCTTGTTTCAGCTCCGGAATCAATTTCAAGAACTTTTCTCCGTATTCCTCTGCAATCTGTGCATCCGGTTTTTCTACAACAAACTGCATCAAAATTTCTCTCTGTTCTTTCCATGGTAAAGAAGTAAATGCGACTGGATTTGTGACAAGATTAAAAATCTTTTCGTCAATCATACCGGAAATAAATGCTTTGAAATCTTTCTCCGACTTCGGATAACCGTTAATTTCAAACTCATTCACATTTCCTTGAAACTCTGTTGTTCCTGTCCCTCTTTTCTTCACAAATTTTTGTTTTTGAACTTTTTTCAAGGTATATTCTTCTCCATCGACAGAAAGGATTGCTTCTACGCATATTTCCAGATTGTCAATCATCTTTCCGTCTTTATCTAATGGGCGAATATCAAACTTTGCACTTCCATGCGAATCTTTTCCGAACAACAACCATGTGAAAGCATCAAATACCGTTGTCTTTCCAGTTGCATTTGCGCCATATATTTTCGTTAATTCGCCGAATGAAATTAACTTGTTCACACATCCCTTAAAATTCTGGATGTGAATACTTTTTAATTTAATTATTTTCATACATCTTCTTTCCTTTCTACTTAATTTATTCACATTTTTTAATTGATTATATATGTACCTCCGCGCTTTTTTGATTTTCTTGAGCGTACTTTTCGACTTCCAGTCTGGTCATTGTCTTACACTCTAATGCGTACGGATCTTCCCAGCGGATGATCCACAAAATAAGCTCCTCGTTCATTTCATTAGGTGTTCCGCTATTTCTCTCTATATTTCTTGTGCTAATTTTTTCATTTCCTCTTTCATTTCTTCTCGCGTCATTGCGGATAATTCAAATATTTTTTGCATTAATTCTTCTGCATGTTTTTTTTCACACGATTCTTCGAGGGTGTTTCTTATTCCTCTTAATATCGCGATTGTTTCTGCTTCTAATAATATTAAATTTCCTCTCATTTCCACATTCCCTTTATCGCATGTAATCATCTTTACAAATCTCCTTTCGTTAGTTTTTTTAATTTTTGAATCTGAAATCCATTAAGTCCGCTAACATTAAATATTCTTGTGCTTTTTTTGTTTCTCCATGTGTCTCTCGGATCTTATCTCTAAACTCCTGAAGTGTACCGTGAAAACATCCGCATACAACCCCTACGTTTCCGTTTTTAAGTCGAAAAAAAGTCGTTGTGCGGTTGACAGATCCGAAACCGTGAGCATATGCGTAGTCCGCATTGCCGTACACTTGAGCATCGCCGTACACCCGAGCATCGCCGCACACCCGAGCATCGCCGTACACTTGAGCATCGCCGTACACCCGAGCATCGCCGCACACCCAAGCATCGCCGCACACCAGAGCATTTCCGTACACTTGAGCATTGCCGTACACCCGAGCATCGCCGCACACCCGAGCATCGCCGCACACCCAAGCATCGCCGCA